CCGCCGCAAATCTCGGCCTCGAAATCCTGCTCGCAGCCCCGGCGGAATCCTTCTCGCAATGCGTGCGCTGGATCGCCGACATCGCCCACCTCGGGCACATGCCCCACTTTATCCGAAACGCTGGAGACGAAGCACTGATGCCGTGTTTCAAGCGGAGGCACTTGGATTCCAAAATGAAAACACGAAAGGGAAACGCCACACAAACTTCCCGCTCCGATCACGCCAGTGAGCCCATTTTAACGACAAAATCGAAGGCAGGTCAAGCCAAAACATTCGACAAAATTTCTCCAAAGCGTAAGGTGAAAAAACAACCCGCGAAATGACAACGGAAAACACCAACGCAGCCGACGAGAAAAAACCTCGCCGCCGCTCAAAAACCGAGGCCGTCGAAAACGACTCAGCCACGGAAATTCCCGCGTCCGGTTTTCCCGAAAAGGAAAAAAGCGCGCCGACAAACGGACTCGACAACGCTTCCGCCGTGCCACCTCCAAAGAAAGCGGGCAGGCCGTCAATTTACAGCGAGCAACTCGCCGACGAAATTTGTTTGCGCATTGCCCAAGGCCAATCGCTGCGCCGAATTTGCTTTGATGCCCACATGCCCGACCAGACGACGATCTACGATTGGATCAACAAAAATGGGGGATTTTCCCACAAATACGCGCGCGCCCGAGAGGATCAGGCCGAAACTTTGTTCGACGAAGCCCTCGACATCGCCAGGGAGCATGAAGACCCAGCGAAGGCCAGGGTGCAAATTGACACGCTGAAATGGGCGGCAGGAAAACTGAGGCCCAAGAAATTCGGCGACAAGATCGAGCACACAGTGCAGCAGGATTTCATTCCGCTCGACGAACTGCGCCGCAGGATCGAGGAAAGCAAGGCCAGGCGGGCGGCTCTGGAGGCCGGAGACACGATCACTATCGAGGCCAGCAAGGTGGTGGAGGGAGAAACAGGCGTATGAAACTCTTTTTGACAGGCAGGCGGGAGACACGGATGAGCCGGAGACGGCCACATCGAGGTCGGGAGGCTCAAAGCGAGGCTCATGCCTCCGTAGCTGCAACCTTGGAAACCCGACGCCTGAAAAGGGATCGCGCGCCCGTTCCTGTCAAACTTTCCCCGTTCCTATGCCGGACGAAACGAGAGCCGTCGTTCCTAAATCGGCGGTATGGCTCGCAAAGCGCGATGCGGCAAGAAACGCACCTTGATGAGGGCGACATCGCGGCGGGGATCTTTTTTTCGAGCGGCGCTGTGGAGAGCAGACACAGGGCCAGCGGCAGCCAAACAGCCGCAATCCTAAATGGCCTCACCCGCCGAGCGGCAGCACCGGGGCCGCGACCGAAACCGGAAAAAGCCGAAGTAGCGACCGGCCCGCTCGAAAACTTTTAGAAAGGAACCGAAGACCATGCCAGTAGCAGAACATTCAGGAAAAGAAGTCAAACTCAACAGCCCGCGAAAGATTGCGGGCGTCACGCCAGAGGGGAAGAAAAAGACCGTCTATGTGCGCGACCCGGAGACCGGCAAGGTGAAGATCGTCCACTATGGCGCGGAGGGATATAGCGACTACACGAAGCACAAAAACAAAAAGCGGCGCGCAAATTTCCATTCGCGCCACAATTGTTCCGAGAAGAAAAACAAGACCAAGCCGGGATATTGGGCGTGCAAAGACCTGTGGTGAGATGAGCCTGCGAAACGAGCAATACCGCGCCCTGCGCAAGACGAGGGATTTTCTCTACGAGTTGTGCGACCCGAAAACGCGCCCGAGAACCGTGGCCGAGATGCGCCAGCGGGTGAGGAGTTGCACGAAGCATTTCCCCCACTTGGACGAGCACGGGAAGCCGCATTTTTCCAAGGACGGTTTTGGTCCCGACGAGCCGCCGGAAAAGTAATTTGTAGCACAGGCTACAAACCCGCCGAGGCCCATGGAATGGGAGTTTGAACGGAATAAATCTTTTTGAAATTTTTCCATTGCTTCCTTTTTTTGAATGCACTACATTCAATTCCAGACAGCACAACTGCTGTCACGACCCGGCGCACCGGGGAACTCTGAAAAGAAAGACGAAAAAAAATGAATCCTCTGTATGTGGAATATCTGAAGCCCGCCGATGGCGAGGAAATCTTCAACCTCAACGGCACCAAGTGGCAGTTTTGCTGGTGCAAATATCCAGGCGGTAAAATCGACCTCGGCGTTTACTCATTCGCGGGCGACCTCTGCTATTCCTACGGGCACTTTCGCGCGTCCTTCAACCTCAACTGACATGACCACGCCCAACTACACCACCGCCGCCGACCAACTGCGCTACGCGGCGCGCTTGTGCGAAGCGATTGCAGCGGGTAAACCCATCCCGAACCCGCTTCACGGAAAATACGATGGCGAGCCGGTGGACTACTGGCCCAGCCACGACAACGCCATGCGGGCGCTCAACTACGCCATGATGCTCCTCAACCCTCCCAAGTGATGCCAGCGCCCAAGAACAACACCAACCGCCAAATCGGCCCCGAGCCGCTCGACGCCCAGGTGGTTTTGCGCGTGACGAAGGCCGAGAAGCGCGCCTGGAACGCCGCCGCGCGCCCCGGGCCGCTGGCGCAATGGGTGCGCGAGACGCTCAACCGGGCCGCAGACCCCGGTCGGGCGTGGATACTCGAAGACGACAGCGGGAAAATCATCAATCCCGCCGATCGCGCCGAGCGGGAAAGAGGCCTGCGGGTCTGCGCGGAAATCATTCCGATCCGCGAGCCGGAGCCATAAGCTCCAATAACGCCGAAAGGAGATAGTGATGCCTAAAATTATCCGTCTGAAAACCAAGGACTTAAAAGCTAGCTTCCGCCAGTCTCAAGAGAGCCCCCTGCTTATTGAGACTCCCCCCTCCCCCCGAACGGCCCACCGCCGAGGTGCCGGGGAACAGGGGCAGCGCCCCAGCGTGTAATTCAAACCAAGACGAATCCTCAGGCATCGTCAGATAAATGGCTTCATTTTACCACAGACAAGAATGGTTCAAATTCCGAGAGAGATGCTTGGATCGTGTCGGCAGAAAATGCGAAGCATGTGGGCGTGGGCAAGGTGAAGCATCTTTGCAAATTCACCATCCGCATTATGCCGAAGGAGTTCTGCCTTGGGATTACAAGGAGGCATTCTGCCAAGTCTTGTGCAAAGGGTGTCATGCAAAAGAGCATGGATTGATAAAACCAAGCGATGGCTGGATTTTAATTCATTCCGATTGGGAGTGGGGAGAATCATCTGGGAGCACATGCTGCGAAAACTGCGGCGCAGCAATGGATTGGCACAACGATCTATGGAATCCGGCATGGGGCATCATTAACGTTGGATATGATTGCGCTGAAAAGCTCGGCAACCCAGAAGCTCACGCAATGAGGAAGCAGCATCTCCGGGAAAGGACTTTCCTTAATTCTCCACGCTGGAATCGCACGCAAAAAGGATGGAAATACAAGCACGGCGACTTGGATGTGTTTGTGCTTGATCGCGGCGAATACTGCGCGCTGAACATTTCTGGAGAATGGGGACGCTTGAAATACAAAACCTTGGAAGATGCCAAGCGCAGAGCATTTCTTTACTCCTCACACAAAAAAATTCCGCACACATTATAGGGGATTTTCTTTTTCTGCCAAAACATTTGACAACTCGCCGCCCCCGTGAAAAACTCTCCCCCACATGAGCCAACCCCGCTCAAAGAATTCCAGCGAACTCGCCCGCTGTCCGGCGCTCTACCGCGCCCGCCTCTCCTGCAAGGTTGGCCGCGACATTATCTCCGGCGAAACCAAGCCGCCGTGCGGCCTCTTTCCCCACGAATACGCGCTCTACAACCTCCTCGCCGCCGTGGACGACATAGCCCTGGCCCTGGCCGACATTCATTTTCCTGCCGAGACATTTGACACAAAAAGAAAAACCACCCCGCGCAATGAACCACTACCTCGTCGAAACAACCCAAGGACGAAAATTCATCGTGACCGCTGACACCCCGCCCGAGGCCGAGGCGCAAATCTCCAACGAGCACATCCACCGCTGCGGCTGGACCGGAGCGCCCATCCTCACCGAACCCGCGCTTGAAATCGCCAAGACCGAAAGGATTTTATGAGCAACCACGAAAGCCAAGACCCTGCTATATGGTTCAAATGCAGAAGCGTTGATGAGTATATTCAATCAAAAAAAGGTCTTACGATTGCACGAAGAGCCTTGAATGAATCAGGCAACAAAGAGCTTAATTCCGCTGTTGATGTTTTCATCTTAATGACTTTTGCAAAAAAGAAATATCTAGGAGAAAGTATTAGAATAAGGCGTTGTCGAATGAAGTTTTCAAGACGGGAGGCAGCAAAAAAACTTGGTGTCAGCACAAATTTTCTTTCCGCTATAGAAAATGGAGGAGGTGGAATTTATAGCCCGGGTGCAAAATTAACCCAAAAAATACGCGCTCTTTTACACATATGATGAACGCCCTCGACCGCCACATCCAAGCCCGCGAAGACCTCGAAACCGCCAAGCGCGCCCTGCGAGCCGCCGCGCGCGACCTCGGGGAGGAACTCAAACTCCTGCGCAAGCGCCAAGGACTGACGCTTCGCGGAGCCGCCGCGCAACTCGGCATCAGCGCGCCATTCTACAACGACCTCGAACTTGGCAACCGCAACCCCAACGAGGAACTCACCGAAAAACTCCGCTCTCTTTTCTACACATGACCGACGACCTCAAAAGCCACGCCCGCATGCTCGGGCAAATCGGCTCCATGGTGAGCGACTTTTGCGAGAAGGAAGACGACACCACGCTCCTGGCCGTGGCCCGACTCCTCGCCCACTACCGCGACGCGCAGGCCAAGCTCGCTTGGGACCTTGTGGAACAACTGGAACAGGAAAAAGCAGAATGAAAACCAACACGCAAACCCTCGCCCGCGCGATGGACATTCTGGCCCGTGACATCCAGAGCCAAGACGGCATCGCCAACGCCGCGATCCGCGAAGCCGCCGAGCGCCTGCGCGAACTGGATGCGGAAATCGGAAAGAAGATCGCCAGCGAAAAGCTCGCCCGCACGCTGTTTGTTTACGCCAAAGCAGGGAAACTCAAATGCCTCTCGCCCTTGGAAGCCAGCGCCGCAGACCTCCCCCGGCACGGATGGGCGCACACCGCCACGCTGGATTCGGCAATCTGGATCGAATTCCTCGCCAACTCCTCCGCAGACCCCTCCGACGCGCTCGACGGGCTGCAATTCCAAACCGACAAAAAACCATGAGCGAACTGAATTTGAAAATCCCGCTTGAGGAAACCGCCAACCTCGCCGTCAAACTTAAAGAGGAGCGCGACGAGGCGCGGAAGGCATTTGTCATTGCAACGGATCAAATGGTTATCGCTCAGGGCAAGGTGCGTGAGGCAAACAAAGAGCGCGACGAGGCCCGTTCCGAATGCGCCCGCCTGCGCGAAATCATCGCCGACATCCTCCACGAACCGTCCCTCAAAATCCCGCTGAAACCATGAACCTAAAAACCATCCTAAACTCACTCCTTAAAACCCCCGTCTCCACCTCGGAAGCCTTTCTGGAATACGAGGCCGCCCTCAATACCATTGACGCCGCGAAAAAGACCATTGCCCGCTTGCGCAAGCCCATGGGACAGGCATTGCGAGCGATCCGCGAAACCGAAAACCTCTCGATGAGAGCCGCCTCCGAGCGCATCGGAATTTCCGGCCCCTACTGGAGCGAAATGGAAAGTGGAATTCGACCCGTGACCCAACGCGTGTTGAAAAAAATGCGCAAAGTTTTCAACCCGTGAAACCCTACCCAAGCTGGACCTGCCAGCCGTGCGGCCTCGAACACGGCGCGCGCCAGAAGGAAGTCTCCTGCTGGCACTTTGGACGCTGCGATGTGTGCGGGAAGAATGCCGAAGTGACCCAACCTCGGGACTTCGGCCATTTTCCCGAGTGGTTCGACGACACCCCGCGCTCCCAGAAAATCCCCAAGAAGAAAAAACCAACCCGCCGAGACGATTGACACAATGGACGCCCAGCATTTCCTCGAACACCATGTCCCCAAGAAAACCCTCCTCGCCGCCGCCGAGGCGCTTGGCATCCTGGAAATCGCCCGCCAAGAGGAGATGCACAAAAAGCTCCTCGACCTCGGGCGGGCCGAGCGCATCGAGCAAGCGAAGCTGGAATGCGCCAAGCGCCGCGCCAAAAGAGCCGCCCTCGGACTTGATAACTCCCGCGAAGCGGGGACGAGTGAATGCCGAGACAATTGACAAACACTATGGCCTACACCAAACCCACCCTCCGCGAAACAATCAAAAACCGCATCCTTGCCCAAGGAAAAGGCGGAGCGCCCGGGCAATGGAGCGCGCGCAAAGCCCAGATGCTCGCCCTGGAATACAAGAAATCCGGAGGCGGATATCGCGGCGAGAAGACCCAAAGCCAGAAAAGCCTCACCAAGTGGACCCGCGAAGAGTGGGGAACCAAGAGCGGCAAGCCCAGCACCCAAGGCCCGGAGGCCACCGGCGAGCGGTATTTGCCCAAGAAGGCGATTACAGCCCTCACCCCGCGCGAATACTCCTCCAGCACGCAAGCCAAGCGCGAAGCCGTGCGCTCCGGGGAGCAGTTCGCCAAGCAACCCGCCAAGATCGCCAAGAAGACCGCCCGCCACCGATGACCTGCCCGACCTGCCAAACCCCCACCCGAGTGGTGGATACCCGCCGAATCCCCGAAGGCGTGGCCCGACGCCGCCGATGCCCGAAATGCCGCCAGGCGTTCTACACCGCCGAGACCAGCGTCGAGCAATGGCTCCACAAAGACACCCGCCGTGGCCGTTACAAGTCTAGGCCGAAATACAAATTCCGCCTCCCGCCCCCTCCTGCAGAGCATTGGATCGACCGCATCCGCAAAATTTTCCAACCCAACCCATGAACCACCTCGCAGGCCCCATCCCCCACCAATATGTGCGCGTGGATGCCACGCACACCCATCACCCCGATAGCCAACCCGCCGACTGGATCGATGGCGAGTGGTTCGCCCTGCAAGGCTACCCCGGCGAAGCGTGGAGTTGCCATGTCCTGCTCGACCTCCCCGAAGGCGGAGCCGTGCGCCGTGCCATCCCCCTCCACGCCCTCGCCCAAGAAAAGGCCGAAAACCCCAAGCCCAACTGGCAACCTTGGCAAGCCGCCACATGGGACTGCTACAGCCCCGCGTTCGTCGTGCCCCGTTATTCCCTGCTGGAAGGCTTGCGCTGCAAAGCCCGCATCCGCGCCGCCGAAGGCGTGGACAAGTGGAAAGACTACTTCGGCCACATGCTCTTCGCGATCAAACCCGCAGGCGACGCCTTCAGCCGCCACCCAGGCCAAGATAAAGAGTTTTATCTGATCGCCCTCGACAATGGCCGATACACCTTGCAACCCACCAACCATGTCCTCCTCGAAGACTTGAGCTTCACCGCCCGCCTGGGCCGCGACTGGCCGCGAGGACTGCGCCGCAGCGAGGAAACCTTCAGCGCCGAGTGACCAACAGCCTCCAAGACTACCTCGCCGCCACCGGCCTCGATGAGGTGAAAGCGATGAACGAACTCCAAGACCACGGCATCATCAGCGACAACTGCATTTCCGCCGCCGAGGTCGGTGATTCCGGCAAAGCCGTGGCATGGCTCGCCCTGCAATCCGGAGAAAAAATGTCGCGCCGAAAGCGTTGACATTGCCGAGACATTAGACAAGTTGCGGGGATGGCCACGAAGAAATCCAAGAAAAAGTCCGCTTCAAATTTTGTTCCGTATTCCACAAAGGACAATTTCAATCCGCTTGAGGACTACAATGTTGGCCAGCAGCAGATATGGCGGAATAACGATCCCGACGATTCCAGTGATGGGAGAGTTTTCTCACGCCACCACAGTGACGAGAATGAACCTACTTACAACTTTAACAACAACCCATATAACCTTCCATCAAGCTATAGTCCAATTTCAAGCAGTGAAGACCTAACAAAATGGCTTCCAAAATATAATACATACGACAGCGCCAGAATCGCGGCAAAGCACGCAGCCTCAATAACGGACGACACAGCGGGAAAAATGGGCGGCGGATTTGTGCCGAAAGCCGCCTTCCACGCGCCTGCCAATCCCAATCGACCGGCATATCGATGGGACCAGAAAACGCTGGAAGCAAATGCCGCTAGACGAGTTCAAGATTTAATGGACAAGGGCGTATATTCAATCCCTCAAGAATTGATGGACAGATCAATTCCTACCACCCGATACACAAAGGACGGAAATCCGATTTATACGACAGAAAGAGCGGCATTGGATGCTGCCCCCGGCGCGAACATCAGCAACGCTACCAAGGAAGGCTTGGGATTTGTCCCGCGAGCCGAAGCCGCCAACACTCCGGCAAGCAAATACACCCCACGCGAGCAGCAACTCATCAAAGACAGTGCCGCAAATGTCGCCGCCCGCGAATCCGGCAACACGCCCGCGCACAACGCCGCTTACCGCGCCCAGACTTACCAGAAGGAAGCCGACCGCAAGCGCGCCGCAGGCGACAAACAATCCGCCGACCGCTGGGCCAAATCCGCCGCCGAGGAACGCGCCAAAGCCAGCCAACTTGGCTACAAGGGAGACTTCAAAAACCTTTCAGCCACGCAAAAGCCTTCCACTCCCAAACCCTCCACCCCCACGGCTTCCTCCGCAACCCCCAAGCCGAGCGCGCCGTCAGCATCAAGCGCCAAGCCGGATTCCGTTAAAAAATGGGACGACAAGTATGTTTCCGACAAGATCAAGGCTGACATGAAAAGAATGGAAAGTTCCGAAGCCGCCCGCGATGCGAATATCAACGAAGGCAAACGCAATTCGGAGATCAAAGACCTGGACGACCAAGTCCAAGATTTCAAGGAGACAGAACAACGCTGGCGCGACAAAGCCGCCAAAGCCACAAGCCCCGAGCAGAAGGAACACGCCCTCCAGATGGCTGCCGAATATTCCGACAAGGCCAAAGACCGAGAAAAGAAAATCAGCGACAAGAAAAACGAGTCCATGAGCGACATCAAGCCCCTTTCTAAATCCGACAAAGACAAAAAGAAAGGCGATTCACTCACCGATCCCATGGAGGATTTGATCGCTGGAATCCCCGAACTCAACAACTCCTCGGCGTATAGCCCGACCGGCGGCCCCGGCGGAAGCGGAGGAATCGCGGGCTTCTTCACCCGCGACGGCAAAGTGATCCCGATCACAGCATAGACTTCCACCACACTCCTCATGACCCCAGAGGAACAAACCGCCTACGAAATCCGCAACGACCCGCAACTCTGGTTCGAGGTCTTCGGCACGATCCTCAACCGCGCGGGCGAACTCATCCGCCCCACGGCCAACAGCTTTCAAGCCCGCGTCTTCGGCGTTTACCGCTGGTGCCGCGACCACCAAAAGCCCTGTCGGATCATCATCCTCAAACCCCGGCGCAAAGGCTCCTCCACCGTCTCGCTCGCGCTGGCCTACACCCACCTTCGCAACCACATGGGCTACGGCGCTGTGCTCGGCGACGACCTTGGCACCACCGCCAAGCTCATGGAGACTTGGAACCGCTATGTGGAGCACGACAAATTCAAGCATTGGGGCAACGAACCCTCGTTGAGCAAGCGGGCATTCAGCCACGGCAGCAAGGTTTACGAGGAAACCGCCAACGATCCCCGCGCCGGTATGGGCGGCGACATCCATTTCCTGCTCGCCTCCGAGGCCGCGCACTACCGCTCGAAAGGCAAAACCTCGGGCGAGTATGTGATGCAGTCGGTGATGAACTCGGTGCCGAACCTCCCCTCCTCCTGCGTGATCATCGAATCCACGCCCAACGGCACGCAGGGCGTGTTTTACAACACTTGGCAAAACGCCGTGGACTTGTCCGAATTCCAAGCGGGCCGCGAGGGCAACGGCTACATTCGCATCTTCGCCCCGTGGTTTGAATTTGACGACAGCCGCGCCAAGCTCGCCCAAGGCGAGGAGCAGGCGATCCTTCACGACCTCGATGCCGAAAGCCGCTACAACGGCGAGATCGCGCTTGTCGAACGCCACCGCGTCAGCGCCGACAAGATCAAGTGGCGCAGGCAGATCATCGACTCCCCGGCCTGCGGCGGCGACCCGCGAAAGTTCCAACAAGAATACCCCACCGACGATATAAGTTGTTTCCTGCAAAGCGGTTCTGGTCGCTTCGACCAAGAAGGACTGGAAATCCTCGGCGACCGCATCGCCCTCGGCGTTGATCCCAAATACGGCATCCTCGAAATGCCCGAAGGCGCGGAAGCCCCCACCTTCATCCAGACCGCCCGCCACGAAGCGTGGGTGCGCATTTGGGAAATGCCCAAGGAGGGCCGCCGCTACATTGGAGCCAACGACTTCATGACCGGCGAGCAGGCGAGCGGCTCGCGCCGGGAAAGCGATTGCCACGCCACCCTGGTGGGCCGCGCCGCCTACATCGACGACGACAAGGAACCCCACAAAGCCGCCATCGTCGCCTCCTTCCTACCCGACGACCGCCAGAAAGACTTGGACATCGTGGCCGAGCGCATCGGCCTCATGAGCAAATTCTACGGCGGCTGCCTCATGGCCCCCGAGGTGAACAATCTGCATGGAATCATCGAGCTTCTCCGACGCCATGGAACCAACCTCTGGATGCGCAAGAAGCAAGGCACCGGCAAGACCGTCCTCGTCCCCGGCTTTCAAACCAACACCTCGACCAAGCGCCAGATCATCGGCGAACTCGCCACCCTGATCCGCGAGCAGGAACTCGAAGTCCCCTGCCCGCACATCCTCGCCGAACTGCGCAACTTCATCGTCCACTCCGATGGCACCGAAGCCGCCGCCGAAGGAGGCCACGACGATTGGGTAATGTCCCTCGCCATCCTCACCCATGTCCTCCCTGCCGCCAGCCTCTTCGAGCCGCTGGAAGCCAAGCTCGCCCGCGAAGCCCGCCGCAGCGCATTCTACCGCCCCACCCGCCAGCTTGTGGCCGAATGTCGTTGAGAGGAAAAAGGTGCAAGGATAGCATTTGACTCTGCCGAGACATTCGGCAAATCATGAAGTATGACTGAATTCTACAAAGATGACAAACGCCCTAGCCCGCGCCCCCCACAACCCCGACTTCCTAAATTCGGCAGTGATGCTATTTATTTAGACGGGAAGACTCCCGAACAACTTTTGGCTACATTAAATCGTCTGCCAAGTTTTGCGGCGGAAACGAGGGGCCCTGGGACCCCTGCAATGAGAGAATATAATATAGCACTGAAAAAAAAGCAGGTCGAGATAAGAAATAAATTATCGCAGGCAGGATATGAAGTAAGTAACAGCGGCGTATCCAGTAGCCCATGGGAAATGGCTCCAATGTCGGATGCCCAACGCAAAAGGTGGGAGTCAACCGAGGAAGCTAAACAATTCCCTGAAGAGTATAAAAAACAAATCATAGAAGCTGACAAGCTTGCAGAACCGAAAACCTCAACCAAGCCGCCGATCCCCTCTATCTGGGGAGACCCTCCATCAAGACAAACCGCAGACCGCGTTCAACTCCCTGATGGAACAATGGGAAGCAGCACAATGCGAAAGTGGATGGAGGAAAACATTGAGAAACATGGAACACCCAAAGAGTGGAGCGGAACGACAATAACCAACACTTCCAATCAAGTATCTGCACCACCCCCTCCATCCTCGCCGCAAACACAGACAAGTCCAAACCAAGTCTTTTTAAGTAATTTCGCAACCGGATCAAATTTTGAAAACTCATCGGCACCGCAGGAAACCAAGGAAGAATTATTAAAGCAAATCGAAACCGACTTGCAAGCCAAGCAAAAGGAACGGCGTGAGTTTTTGAAGCTGCCCGAACCTCCAAAATCAAGACCGCCTGTAATGCCATCCCCGGACGGCTCACACCTTGGACCTGACGGATGGAAAACACCAAGACCCGTCATTGGTAAAGGCCGCCCTCCATTAGATAAATGGGTATCCGCCAATGGAAGGCCGCCAGCATTTTTCGACACACGAGGACTTGCAATTGATGATTACCGAAAATTCGGCAAGCCAATGCCTGGCCAAAACAACAGCGGCACTAATGATCAATGGAAAGCTCCCAGCGCAAACTACCAACCCCCGCGCGGCGATGGCAACCCTTCGGATTACATTTTCGACCCCGCAAGAAAAGTCCACGAAGGCGCTTCAGGCGAGGGCTGGAATCCCGATGGCACTCCAACTAACAAGCAACAACAAAGAGAGGCTGATGCCCGCAACAAACCCGATAATTTCGACAGCCAAGGACGCCCGCTCCCATACGATCGATATGGTCGTCCGCAACCTGCGTATTGGGGAAATCGCCCGTATTGGGAACAACAGGCAGAAGATGCGAAAAAACTCAAAGAGCTTGCGGCGAAAAACGAAGCAAAAAAGCTCAAAGCACAGCAAGCCTCAGCCGGGTCACTCATTTCCGGCAAGCCCGGAGCTATTGCTGATGGCAAGGGCGGCTTTAGTTATCCCAAAGGCACAGCCCCCCTCGACCCCCTCGATCAAATCACCCAAGCCCGAGACATCTACGGCAACGAAATTAAGACCGCCGATATGGTGACGGGTGGCGGCGTAAAGCTCCAGAAAAATCAGCGTGCCGACAAGGGCAAGAAAGACTTCGGTGGTCTGCAATTCCGCAATGTTGGCGGGAAAATCCAAGTGGTTGGCGGACGCAAGGAAAGTGTCCCGAGCGGAGAAAAGACAAAAGTCATCAATGGATTACTCTATTCTGACTTTGGAGGTCAGCTAGGCGGGGAAATGGGTCTGGTTGCCGCGCCTAAAAAAGATTCTGGAATGCGCTAAATGCCAAATCCTCCCAGCCAAATCTTCTTCCCCGATCCCGCCCAAAGCGTGGCCGCGCTCACCGCCAGCGCGGCAGGCTCCACGCCCGACTCCATTCAAGCCCGCATGATGCTGATCAAGATCGCTCACGATGGAAATATGGAGGCCCGCAACGCCCTCGTCGCGCTGACAAAGGTGATTCCCATGAATCCCGATGCCAAGCGCAAGCTCACCTTCCGCAAACCTCGCAAACTCACCAAGCGCTCCAACCGGCAAGACCGACTCACTTTGCGAGGCGAGGAAAAAGCCGTGCGATCCGTCGATGGCCGCATGCTGGACATCAAGGATGTGCTCAACAAAGGCGGTGTCGCCGGGATGAAGAAAACCCCGCAATACATCGTCGATGCCATCCAATACCGCATGGACAAAGCCGTCAAGCGCGTGAACCCAACCACCCCCGGCGTAAAATCCATCGGCCCAAAGCAACCCACCGAAAAACAACTTCAACGCGAAGCCGCCCGCGTCCAAGCCACCGAAGATGCGGGATAGAGAAAAAGCGGAACACATTTCCCATTGTAATTGCCGAGACATTTGACAGAGTAAACCATTCCTTAAAATCCTATGGCAAAGAAAACCAAATCCAGCGGAACCAATTTCACGGGCTCGCCCAAGCCTCCACTTGAAAACCCTACCAACCCGCCGCCATCTACTGCTCCCCAGCCACCAACCGGTAATCGGCCAGCCACCAGCGGCCCACTTACGGGCACTCCAGAGCCGCTCTGGGGTGGATCTACGCGCGGTCCCGAAAGCCTTCGCTGGCTAGAGTGGGCAAGGCAGAATGGAGCCACTCGACCTAGCCAAGTCGGAAGCCGCCCACCCGTGCGTCCAAGCAATACCGCCGGAGGAGGGAACAGACCTAGGACCACCGGTCCTGAATCACTTGGAACAACTTATTGGCAAAAAGCCGGATTTCCAACTGCTATGGATTATTGGAGAGCCAATCCTAAATCCGCTCCAGCCGCAGTTCAACGACAACTTGGTTATTTGCCAGACTACCAAATGGTAGAAAATCAAACGTCTTATAGTAATAAAGGAGATTATACTATTATTCGGCAAGGCGACACTTTAATGAGGTATAAGAACAACCCGTTAACAGGGAAGCCTGACGGAAAAGAACCCGGCGAAGCTGTATTGCAATACGGCAAGCCAAGCTTTTCGGCAAACAACAGCAGCCCGATGCCCACCGGCCCTGCCTCTGGATTTACTCCTGGGTCTAACATTTTCCAAGGCGGCGCGAACAATCGTGTAGAAGTTTTGCCCGCTGGCGGCCCTATAAAGCCAGGAGGACGCCCCCCTATTAACGGTGACCGGAACGATCCGTACATGGAACAACAAAGGAAGAAACCCGCCGACAATTTTACAGGCAAATCGCCTTACGCTCGAACCACGCCAGAGGAAGCATGGGCGCTAGAAAAGGCGGCAGCCAGCGGAGACAAGAAAGCGAAAGCCGAAATCAGTATTCGGCTTCAAACAAAAGACGAAACTGGAAACCACACATTGAGCATGTCACGCCCCGCGCTGGATCGGCTCCATGGAAAGACCGATTCCCCTGGTATTAGGGAAGCGGCAGAGTTGGCAAAAGCATCGGGCGTTTCCCAAGGAGGGGCGGGTATTTTTCAAGGAGGGGCTAACAATAATGTAGAACAGCGTCCATCAGGAGCGGCTGGGAAAGCGGGTTACTCCCCGGAGGACGCCAAGCGTTACGCCCAGCGTGAAGCGGATATCAGAAAAATACAGAATTCAAAATCCTACACAAACGAGCAACCTAACAATCTCACATTTCAATCTTCGCCAAAACAAATCAACGATCTGGCTGCTGATGCCATGAAAAAAGGAGCGGCAGGGGAAAAAGCTAGAGCCGCGCTAACCCAACGCGCCGCTGCCGGCGATCCTCAAGCCGCTAACACGCTTCAAACCCTGAACTCTCGTCCAGACGCTCAACCGACCCAGTCCAACGCTGGCGACCTCTACACTCGCGCCTTGCAAGCCCCCACCTTGGCCGAGCGCAACGACGCCACAAAACAACTTGCCGATATTGCAATGTCCGGCAACCCAGAAGCCCGCGCCATGGTGGATAAAATTCGCAGCGCAGGCACAAAGCAAGCCTCTTCCCGCCCCTCCAGCGGAGCAAACACTCCATCCTCCGACGCCAGCCAGCCCCGACAGCCATCTAGGATCATTCAACCAACAAGCAGCCAGAACCAAAACATTTCTGCAAGCGGATCTGGCCCCCGCAAAGAACCCACTGCTGGAGAAATGGCAGCTGAAATCGACAAGCAAAACCGCGCAAAAGAAATGGCGGCAGCCGCAGCGAAGGCCAGAAGCCCGGAAGCAATTCGTGAACGGCAAAATCAGCACGCGCAAAATCAAATTAAACTCGCACAAGATGCCCTTCGTGCAAATCCAAATAACCCTAAGACCCAAGCTGACGCACAAAAACAAATTAGCGCCGCAATGCAAACGCTTCAAAACAATCAGCAAGCTGGCGGCAAAAAAGGTGGCGGTGGCGGTGGCGGTGGTGGTCGTCGCGGCGGCGGGTCGAAGCAGCCGCCCCTCACTGCCAAGCAGCGCAACCAGATGGCCGATGATTTGGCATCGAAGCGCGCAGAACAAGCAGACAGAAGAGCGGAGATGGAGCAAAAAATGAAAGAAGGCCGAGGGCTGGAGACGGAAAACTCCAAAAAGTTCTGGGAAGATTACAATAAAAAGAAAGCGGAAAGAGAGAAAGAAAAAGAAAACACACCGACTCCGAAACCAGACTTAGGCCCAGATATAGGGATGCCGGATACCTCCGTTCCTGGCACATCCTGGGGGCCGACATCTTCGTCTGCCTCCCAAGGAGGCTCTGGCGGCGAAAAGTCGGGCGCGCTGCTAGGTTATTTGCGTAGAAAAAAACTGGGACTGGCTTAATTCCCGCAATCGATGAATTACCTCAATCAAAAACTCCAGCGTGCCATGCAGGGTCGGGACGCCGGGGGGATGCAGGAAGTTGCCAGCCAAGCCGCCAAATTCGGTTCGCGCGACATCATGCGCCAAGCCGAGCGCGGGCTGCGCGAGATGCAGAAGGAGCAGGAGCGCGCCCAGCGAGACATGGTGCGCGCCCAGCGGGATGCCGAGCGGGCCGCCCGCCAGCAGGCGCGCGACACCGAGCGTGCCGCTCGCGAGCAAGCGGGGCAATTCAAAGGCGATGCTGTTGCATTTTTCACTCAAGGCAGCGGATCGTCCCGAAAAGTCATCCCCATCACCGCTCCTTCGGGCGGCGTGATGCGCAAGTGGGGCAAGAGCGGCGTGCTGTGGGACAGCATCACCGGCAAAGCCTACGCGATGGACCCCTCCACGCGCGGCATGACCGAGATCGATCCCGACAAGGATGGCAAGATCGTGGTGAAGGACGGCCATGTTTACAAGGTGGTCGAAGGTCTCCCGTGGAAATGGGTGGGGCTGGATTCTGATAAACTCGGCACCGATCCCGCGCTGGCCAAGGAACTCGCCGCCAAGACCGCCGATGCCAAGCGCGAGGCCGATCAAGCCAGCGACAAGGCATCGGCCACCAGAAAACTTCTTTCCGACAACGAAAAGCGCATCAAGGCTCTGGAAAAAGAAGAACTCCGAGCCACCGGCGACGAGCGCCTGCGCATCACCAACGAAATCGCCGACCTCAAGGGCAAAAACAAGGTCTATGCCGAGCGCTTGGAACTCGAACAGATCGATGCTCACAAGAAAAACGCCTACCGCCAGCAGGTCGAAAGCGCAAACGACTCGCAGCTAGCCGCCAACCTCGCCGAGCGCCAGAAGATGGCCTACACCGGCGACATGAAGGGCGGCCTCGGCCTCCAAAGCGCGCTCGACCGCATTTCCCAAGCCCAGCAGAACGCTATCAAATACAGCGGTAATCCCGCCGACGATATATTCAATTCAATTACTGCTGGTGCAGAGAGCATGTTAAAAAACATGCAAGCGCAGGATATAGCTTTTTCAAACGCTTGGAACAAAAACATGGTCGACCGCGCGATGGACGAGGCCATCGCCATGGGCAACCAGAAAGCCCGGAACGCCTTCTGGGACGACCTCCGCGCGCTCGACGCGAAGGCCAGCATCAAGCTCACCGGCACGAACGAAAAGGGCAAACCTACCGGCATGCTCGCCGATCCGCGCCTTTCCTCCGAGGTCAAAACCAAAATCCAAGACTTCATCAACAAAACCGGTCTCACCGAGATCCCTCGCTCTTGGATGACGCCCGAGGCGCAGGAAGCCCGCGCCAACGCCAAGCAATTCGGCTACTTCGATGTGAGCCTGCCCAAGGACTTCTCGCTCAAGAACGGCGCGATCACCACCACCCGCGACGAGCAGTCCAACCTCTGGGGCATCCCCATGCCATGGACCAAGAAGGGCGATCCCGTGGATGTCGGCACCTACAAGTTCGACAACAACGGCGTGCCCTTCATCGAACTCAACCGCGAGAACCGCCTCTCGCCCTCGCAGTTGAGCGGCAATCCCTTCGACGGCGTGAAGGAATACCTGCCCATGCCCACCGAGTGGACCGAGCAGTTCAAGCCCACCAAGCCCAGCGACTTTTCCCTCTCCATGCTCCCAGCCGACAAGCGCAAGGAGGTGATGGATAATTACAAAAACGAACTCTCCAGCTACCAGCAGACCGCCAAGGACGCCTGGGCGGGCCAGAAGATGGATGCCGAGCGTTTCAACGATGTGCTCACCCGCTGGAGCGTGGCCTCGCCCGAGCAACGGCAAGAGATGATCGCGGAGCTTGATCCCCGCCAAGCAAAGTTGCCCGCCAGCGAGCGCCGCCTCGATACCCGCTCCATGTTCGAGGCTGGAGCCATCAGCACACAAGAAGCACGCCTGCTGGAAAAATCCTTCTACGGCACCGATCCCGCCATGCCATCGATGAACGAGGCGTTTGAGGATTGGAAGAAAACCACACCCGCTGGCAAGGAATTCACTCAAAAATACAATGCGATCGGTAGCGACAAGAGCGCTGGGCTTTTCTCATTTCTGCCACTTCCCGGAGGACTTTCAAAACTTATCGGAGCAGTCGGAGATGCCGACGCCCTTGCTCGAAAGACCACTTTTGAGGCCGATGCCAAGCAGGAGTTTTTGACCGACTTCTACAAAGAAAACTCTCGCCGCGTGGATTTCAGCGATGCCGCGTTCACGGCAAGCCGCAACGAGATATTAAAAGATGTGCCCCTCTTTGAGTGGGCCAACAAAGGGCTTTTTGATATTTACAACAGCACGGCTGGATCGGCCATTGGAATCCTCGGCGGAGCCGGGGCGCTTACGGGCGATTGGCTCTACAACAAAGTGACAGGCGACAACCTGCTCTCCGACCAAGCCAAGCAACTCATCGGCAGCCAGACGATGAATTCCCTGCGCAATATGTCCGCAGCGGTATCCGATCGCATCGAGCCTTTCATTAAAACGGGCGCTCTGCTTTCCCCCGGCACAGCCATCAACTCCTTGGCGATGGGTGCCCTTGATCCCAATGCCCCCAAAGACCTCTGGACTGGCAAGACCGCAGGCCAACTCAACCGCGCTTGGGACAGCTACATTTCCGATATCGATAACGGCACTTTGACGCAAGCCAGAGCGAGGGAGCATGAAGCAAAGATCAGCAAGCTCACCGAGCAATTTTCCTCCATGCGCGCCGCCGCCTCCGGCTGGATGGGATCAACCGGACTCGAAGACGGCGCGGGCTACCGGATGACCTACGAGAACAGCTTCAATGATCCGCGCTCGGCCATGGCGCAATTCTCTGCCGCCTACCAACAAACCCGCGATCCACGGCTTGCCGCACAAGCTCGGAGCGCCTCCTTCAGCAGCCAATCCGAACTGGAAATCCAGCGCGCCGCCTCCGACTACGCCACGGCCAATGGCACCATCACCGAGTCCACGCCCTTCGGCGGGTTTACAAGCTCTATTCGCGGCGGCTTTGTCGCCCCGCTCACCGAATATGCCATCGAAATCGGAACCAACCTGGCGGGATTTGCCTCGGGCGGCGTCCTCTTCGGAGCCAAGGCGCTTGGCACAGCCACACGCGTGGGATCGACACTCAACAAAGCCGCTGGAGCCATCTCGACTTTTGAGAAGCTTGGAGATGCCACGGCGGATGCGTTTCGCAACCTCGGCAAAATCGACCGCGCTCCCGGCACTACGCTCACCGCAGGCCAGCGCGCTTGGAACACCAGCGTGGACATGGCCAAGCAAGTGGGAGTTTCCGGCGGCGGCGAGTTTTTTGAAGAGGGCGTAGCGGCCTTCGGCGAAGCCGGGGCATCTTTTGGAGATGCGATCAACCAAGGCATCAGCGGCTTTTTTGGAGGCGTTGGAATGTCTGCCGTTCACGCAGCAGGCGGCGCGGCATTAAGCGCTGTGCAGCAAATCCGAAGCGAGCAAGCTCAAAACAAGGCGCTCACAAAGTTTGTTTCCGATTACAACAAGCAAAACAACACAGGCACGCCACTCTCAATGGATGTCGCCAAGCAGGCTCAAGGCTACCAATCCCCGCAAATGGTCGCCATGCTCAACAGCCAGCGTAAAGACCTCATCATCCAGCTTTCCGATGTCAACAATGCAATCCGCGCCACGCCAAACCCCCGCATCGTTCCAGGAGCGCTTGCATACACGCCCAACCCCAAGCGCGTCGGATTACTGAAAGAAAAAGCCCGCATTGAAAATGCGCTGGCATCCAACCTTCTGGATACCGCTGCCATTGGAGAACAAAGCGTGCGCGCCGCGCAGGAAATCAACAGGCTCCCACAAGTCCAGCGTGATGTGATCGATGCCGCCCTACGCGTCGCCAATGGCGTTCCCCTCTCTGTCGATCAAGAGACAATTCTCACCAACCACACCACGCCTTCCGGCAAGCCCGCCGTCACCAAATTCGGCGACGACTTCGTGCTCACCGACGATTTCCGCGAGGAGATCAAACAAGCCGCCCCGCAGACCGCCAAGGCCCCCGCCCTTCGCAAGACCCAAGCCGAGCGCGATGCCGAACTCCGCGCCAAGTATGGCGGCATCTATCGCATGATCAATGGCCGCCCCGTGTTCATTGCCGATAAAAAACCCGCCACTCCCCAGCAACCCGCCCAACCCGCAGGCCAAGCACCCGCTCCGATCCAGATCGATACCTCCAACATGGTGCCGCCAAGCAACATGGCGAACCAGCAACCTACTAACAGGGAAAATCCGCAAAATTCGGAGATAGTAGGTTCCACCCCGACTCAAACCGCTCCAGCGCCGAATGTTCCTGCGCCGAATACGCCTTCCGCGCCCACCCCGCCCGTCAGCCAATCCTTCTCCACGCCAGACGGCGAGCAAGTCACCGGCACCTTTGAGAAGCAACCCGATGGCAACTGGCAGCAAACCAGCCCCGAGGCTCCCACCTTCACGGTCACGCCTTCCGACACGCAGTTCTTCCAAACCCTCGAAGACAAAGCCGCCTACGCGCTCAACCCGCAAATGCCTTCGCCAGTCCAGCCCGGTGAGTTTGGACAAGAAGGCTACACGGCCCTCACGCCGGATCAACAACCCCAAGGAGGTGACTCCACCAATGAAAACCAGTTGCAGCAGCAAACAGGCCAAAACGCCGCCGCGCCCGATGCCCAAGCAGGCACCGCGCCCGATGCCGATGCCCAGAGCGTCGGGACGGGGCCGGTAGTTGATACACCCACCCAGCCCGCCGGATCACAGCCCGATGGAGCCTCAGACGCTCTCCCCCCTCCACTCCCCGAGCCTGATCCGGCGGATGTCTTTTCCCAACCCGTCAACCGTGGCACGGCGCTCCTCATGCTTCAGACCGCCTCGCCTTGGGTCACGAACACGCCGCTTGTCGTGCGCAGCCAGAGGTTTTTCCTTAACGAAAAAGGCACTCGCGCCATCACCCAGGAGGAATTCACCGCGCTTCCTGCCGATCAGCGCCAAGAGTGGAGCCCTAACGACACGCCGATGTTTGTTTCCAACGGGCGCATCCACATCGATGAAGCGGCCTTCACCGAATACATTAACTCGGTTGTCCCCGAGGCCCGACAGGAAAAAATCCAAGCCGCCCTGCGCGAGGAAGTCATCCATGTCGCCACTTTGAACGCCCGCAAATGGGACAAACTTTCCGAAGACTGGCGCAACCTCCCCGACGAAGCCAAGAAGCGCGTCATCGAGACCTACTACACCGATGCGCTGGCCGAGGCGGGCGGCGACTGGACCCAAGTCGAAGTCAACGCAGGACAAGCCGCCAGCGAATTCTGGCGTATGTATCTCAATAGCATTTTGGATGGCCGAACCACCGAGCAGATCGACATCGACGGCGAGGTATCCCGTTACGCCGCGCAAAACCCCGGCTTTGCCGCTCGCATCAAGCAAGCCCTCGAAGACATCGCCCGCTGGCTGCGCGACGAATTTCTTGGCCAACTTGATCCCGACACCCGCGCGAAATACGAATCTGTTGCCGAGACAATTGAAAAAAAGATCGCGGAACTGGAAGCCCTCTACGGCATCACCACGCCCGCTTCAGCCGAGAACCAAGCCGCCAGCGCGATGGATGCCGCAGAGCCTGTGGCCAACGCCCCGCCCGCGCCTGTGGATACCCCCGCCGCCGAGACAGCCCCGCTTGCCCCACTTCCCGAGAAAGCCGCGCCGCAGAATCAAGCCTACATTCCGAAACCCGCGAAAGGTTATCGCAAGTGGCGCGGAGAGGCCGTGTTTTCTTCGCTAAACAGCGCCGCAGCAGCCTTTGGCTACAAGATCGTGGATACAGGCATCGCCTCGCCATACACGGCCTTTGGCGAAACGATCAACTACGGCACCCAGCTTTACGACAAGCTCGAACCTGGATCCGAACTCGGCCAATGGATCGATGCCATGAACGCAGGGAAAAACCCCGCAGGCAACGCCATCATCCAAGCCGCCAGCGAGCCCGGCCTGCACCGCGTGTGGTATGGCCACGACGCCATCACCAATCTTGACAATGTGGTGGCCGAATTTGGCTGGGGCGCGGTGCCGGAATTCATCGGCCAGCTTCTCAAGGATTTCACCACGAAAAGCGGGCTTCCCTTCCCCGGAGTGGAACTTCTCGTCCAAGGCGGCGCTGTTTCAGACCGCTTCGCCACGGACTGGTTGAGCACGAACATTGGCGAGGTCTTTGGAGCAGGCTTCTCTTTCCTCGGCACCTACCGCCTCGCCCGTGCCGCCAAGAGTGGTCGCTTGAGCAAACCTCAAGTGATCTTCGCCACGGTGGGCATTGGCCTCAAACTCGTCTCCGGTGCGCTCACCGCCCAGCCGTTCCTGATCCTCTCCGGGCTGGCCGACACGGCAATCCTCCTTACGAACCTCGACCAGGTGAAAGCCGCCTTCAAGAAAGGCATCGAGGAATACAACAAAAAGCCCAAGGCCGTGCGCGACCTCTACGATCAAGTCGCCCCGCCGCAGTTCGCCTTTTCTCCCAACACCACCAACGCCCCACCCATACCGCAGGATGGACAAGAGGTTAAGTCGCTAGGCTCATATCCTGGAGACGCGGGTTCAATTCCCGCTCCTGCTACCCCCGTGGAGACCGCCGAGGCTCTTCCACCGCCGCTTCCGCCCATCGAGGAAACGCCGGGCATCACCGAACCTATCCCCGAACCTATCCCCGAACTTTCCCCCGAAGGAAATGTGGAAAGCGAGACCGAAGCCACGCCGCCGCCGTTACCCGACGAGCCGGTTGCCGCCGTGGAAACAAATGTTCCAACTCCGCAGGCTGCCGCCACGGTGAAGCTCAAAGACGCCGCCGAAGCCCTCGGCCTGCCCGTGAAGGAAGTGCTGCGCCTCACCAAGGCCCATGTCCCCGGCAATCCCCGCACGCTCGAAGGCGAGAAGCGCGGGAACAACTGGTTCTTCGCCCCCGAGGAGATCGCCCGCTTCCAAGCCGACCGCGACTCTCTCGCCTCGCCGAAGCTGGAGAAACTCCAAGCCGTGGCGAGCAACACGGCCACCGACGAGGACTTTGCCGAACTCGCCAAAGATGGTTTGGTGGAGACCCACCGAGGCGAGCGCGTGATTACCAATAAAGGCTACGACCTCATGGCCAAGGCTGGCACACCGCCCCGCCTTACCCGCAAGGAGCGCATCGAGGAGATTGATGCCCAACTCGGCCCCGTGGAGAAACCCCTCGACCTCAACCCCCGCGTGAAGAAGGTCGGCAAGCTCTATGTCGTGCGCCAACCCTCCGGCGACTCCATTCCCGCCAATGTGAGCATGGCCGACGACCGCGCCGCCCGCGAGGAGGCCAACCGCATCGCTGCGGAGTTTGATCGCATCGACGCCGAGCGCGAAGCCGCCCTCGAAGCCCAGCGTGCCGAGGAAAAATCTCGCCGCGAAGCCGAAGAAGCCCTCGAAGCCGATCAGGAACTCGCCCCCAAGTTCCAAGCCCTGCTTTCCAACACCCTTTACGACTACCGCAAGGCCCGCGAGCGTGGCGCTTCCAACCCCGAGGCCGAGGAGGCATTCACCCGCCAACTCGTTGCCATCGGCAAAAAACTCGGCATGCGCAACCTGCACCCCGGCTTGCTCGCCATGCACTTGGTGCGCCCGCCAGTCGGCCCGCTCTTGGTCAAACAAGCGCAGGCGATCAGCGGCGTGCAAGAGATGTTGCAGGATGCCACCCGCGAGATCGCTCCCGGCACGCTTTCCTTGCGCGAGGGGCTTTCCAGCCCAGCCGGTTTCCTTGGCCTCGACCAGTCGCCGCTTTCATGGGGCCAGATGATCCAATTGGGCGCGCTCACCTACGAAGCGCTCCCCAATGGCAACCTGCGCATCCGCTCGGGCAAAACCCCCGAAGACATCAAGGCCGATCAATCCGATACCGCCGCGCAGGAATACTACGACCAACTCAAGACCGAAACCGAAGAAGCCGCCATCGAGATGGAGCGCCAATCCAGCCCCACCGGCTACGAGCTTCTCGACGCCGTGGTGGAAGCCGGTGGCCTCCCCTCGCCCAAGAGCCAAGCCGCAGAGTCCCATCGCGGCGAATTGAAGCTCCTTTACGAGGGCGCGGCAGCCACAGGGCGCGGAGCCTACAAAGGCAAAGCGATCACCAATTTCCAGCGCAACAAACTCTTTAGCCGGGATGCCCAAGACCTCGACAGCCTCGCCGCCCGCCTGCGCGAGCATGGGTTTGCCGTGGAGACACCCAGCGATGTGCTCGACCTCATCGATCAACGCCTCACCTCCGGTCGCCCGATGTATGGCACGGCGGTGAGTATCGACGACGGCATGGGCGAGCGCTTCGCCGCCACCAAGCCCCGCGTGCGCCTCGCGAATGCCGAAGTCACCACCGAGCCTGGCATCCTCTTCGTCAAACGCGCCCACCACGGCACGCCGCACAAAGTGGATCGGTTCAGCCTGGAGAAGATCGGCTCCGGCGAGGGCGCGCAGGCTTATGGCTGGGGGCTGTATTTTGCGGAAAATCAAAGCGTTGCCGACGATTATAGGAATAACCTTTCAGACGGAAGACCGTTGTTGAAAGTGGACGGCCAATGGAAAGCTCCATCGGCAAGCGACCCATTAAGCATGGCCGCATTCGATGCGGCGCAAAAAAACTTTGACTACGAACAGCTTCAAAAAGAAGCCGAGGAAAATGTTGCTTACTGGACAAACAAAACTCCAAACAAGAATTTTTCAAAAGAAGACTTGGCGGAATCCGCGAAACAAGCCCGCGAACGACTTGAAGCAATAAAAGAACTTCGCAGTAAAACCCAAGACGCTCCGTTGGATATTTCTGTGGGAGGCAACCTCTACACCGTAGACCTCGATGTCGAACCGGAAGACATGCTCGATTGGGACAAGCCGTTGAGTGAGCAGAGTGAGAAGGTGCAGGCTGCACTTGCGGAGATGAATCCAGATTATCGTCCAGATAGCGATGAATACGACGCCAACGAGCAGGGGCAAATTACCTACACACGCATCACAAGCGATCAAGCGCGATTCGGAGGGATAAATCCAGAGATGATGGCATCGGTTACTTTGAGGGATTACGGCATCAAAGGCATCCGCTACCTCGACGGCGGCAGCCGCTCTGATGGGCAAGGAACCTACAACTATGTCGTCTTCGACGAGAACCTCATCCGCATCGTCGCGGAGAACGGCCAGGAGATCGGCAACGCCACGGTGCTTTCCGCGAAGCCCACAGCCGCCCAGCGCGCCTCTGCGAAAGCCTACACCGAAGCCAACGGCAGCCAGCCAGCAGATGTCGCCGAAGATGCCGTGGCCATGCAGCTTGCCCAAGTCGCATCGCCATTCCGGCAGACTACCTACCAACTTGATCTTTTCAACCGCCCGGCGCCCGCCAATGAACCCGTTGAAGTCACCGAGGACGAATACGACCAACTGGTCGAGCGTGGGCTGGCTGGCGACTGGAAAGCCTTGGCAAACGCCGTGGCCATGCGTGGACGCGCCTCCGCGATCCTTCCGCAACTGGTCGATTCGACCATCCCGGCATGGAATCCGGTCGGAACAAAAATCACCGAGACAAAAGACTTCGCGGCCCTGATGATGCCGATCCGCTCGCCCTACCATGAAATGATCAAGGTGGCCGTGCTGGACGACGATTTGAACATTGTCAGCGCGCAGATCGTCAGCGTCGGCTCGCTCAACGAAGCCATGGCTCATCCCCGCAATGTTCTTGGGTTTTTGGCAAGGGTCTCGGAGCGGTATGGCAAAAAATACGAAAACATTATCATCTCGCACAACCATCCGAGCGGCGACCCCACGCCCTCGCAGGCGGATTACAGAGTTCAAAAAAACTTCGAGGAACTCGCAAGCGCGCTGGATTTCAATCTGATCGATCATGTCATCACCAACGGAACAAAGTATTATTCGCTCAAGGGTTTCGGATCAGGCTCGTTTGAAACCCCTACACAGGCGGAGTGGGAAAAGGTATCATTCGATACACTTGCTACGGCGGAGTTGCCTTTCCAGTTTGCAGCCATCGCCAAGGAATTAAGCCAGTCCAATCCCGACGCCGGACACATTGTCTATCTCAACACCAAGTTGCGCGTTCTGGCCGTCGAGCAGTTCAATAAGAAAAACCCGACCGCACAGGAACTCGGCCAGCAAATTTTCCAGACCGTTTCAAGGGAAGGCGCATACGCTTTCACCGTATTGCTTCCCACGCTGAAAGGCGCGGGAGTCGATCCTGGATTCGCGCAAGGCAGATTGGTTCAGCAATTGCGCGAAGTCACAGGAAGAATGCAAGTGACCTTTATCGATGCCGTGAAAGAAGACGGCAGCAACTATTTCTCCTTCAAAGAAGCCGGACTTCTTGAAGAACCGGCCACCTACTTGGCAGCCAAGCCCCGCCAAGCCCAACAACTCGACCTTTTCGCCGACTCCTACAACCAGACCGCGAAGCCGTGGACTCCAAGCTGGCAGGCCAAGGCCGACACGAAGGTGGAGAACGCGCCGGAACTCAAACTTGAAAAGCAAACCGAGAACACCGCCCGCATCGAAGACTTCGGCGAGAAGATCGAAGGCGCTCGCAAAGATCTCTGGCAAAAATACACCGACGCCATCATGGCCGATTTGCCCGAGGATTCCGCCGACATCACCTTGGCGAAATTCCTCCCCGAGCCGGATTACGAAGCCATGCTGGCCAGCGGCATGGAACCCCGCCGAGTCGCCGCCGTGCGTGCGTTGCGCGATTTGATCCCAAGGAAACCCTCCACCGGCTGGAAGCTGCGCCGTTGGACCGAAGGCTTGATCAGCACGCGCACGATTATCCAGCGCCTTGTCGAACCGACCAACCCGATTTCCATCGAACGCTTCAACGCGATCCTTGCCGACTCGCCCGAGATGCGCGACCAGGTGGACCTCTACGACGCCCTCGGCTACCCGCTCATGCTGGAGGCCAAAGGCTGGAAACTCCGCCAGAAGCAAGGCTACACCACCTTCAACGGCCAGCCCACCAAAGCCAGCGACATCGTTTCCTACATGGAGAAGGACTACCGCATGGACTGGAACCTCACCTCTGTGGTCCCCGATGGCGACTGGAGGCGCGGCTACAGCCAGACGCTTGAAAAATTCCGCGACCAGCTACAGGCCAAGGCCGCGAAGCCCGCCGAAGCCAAGAAGATCGACTTCCAATTCTACAGCGACCGCACGACTGGAGACATCTTCATTGGCAAAAAAGGCGCGAGCGGCGTGATTCGCCTCAAGCCCGGATTCAAGAGCGTGAAAGAGGCGAGCAACTGGCTCACTGACAACTACGACAACCTGCGCTTCCAATGGGAGGAAATGCGCAAGGAGCCGATCCTTCGCAAAGCCCTCAACGATCCGCGCACCGGCCCAGCCCGCCGCGAGGGCGATGTCTCGCCCGAGATGTTCACCGAGGCGTTCGGATTCCGTGGAGTCCAATTTGGCAACTATGTGGAAGGGGAGCGCCGCCAGCGTGACTTGAACAACGCCTTCGACGCCCTCATGGACTTGGCCGAGACTCTGAATGTCCCCACCAAAGCGCTCTCGCTCGATGGCGCGCTTGGCATGGCCTTCGGTGCGCGAGGCACAGGAGGCAAGCGCCCCGCCGCCGCGCATTACGAACCCGGCCAAGTTGTCATCAACCTCACAAAAAACGCAGGCCCTGGCAGCTTGGCCCACGAATGGTTCCACGCGCTCGACAACTACTTCGCCCGCGTGGAGCGCACCGGCAGCACCGCGCCAAGGGAAGTGGATGAATACGCCACCGACTCGATCCGCAATCCCAAGAATGTGCGCCCCGCCGTGATGGACGCCTTCCGCGCCATCCGCAACGCCGTGGGCACGGGAACCTTCGCCGAGCGCAGCAAGAGGCTCGATGCCACCCGCTCCACGCCATACTACGGCACCACCATCGAGAAAGCCGCCCGCGCGTTCGAGGTCTATGTGGTGGACCGCCTCGCCAAGAGCAGCGTCACGAACGACTACCTCGCCAACATCGACTTCAGCGGCGACGCCTACCCGTTCCCGCAGGAGATGGAAGGCGGCATCCGCCAAGCCTACGATGTCTTGTTCAACACGCTCGACACCCGCGAAACCGATCAAGGCGTGGCGTTGTTTGCGAAGGCCCGCCGCTTGAATCTGAATCAGGAAATCACGCCCGTGCCCATCACACGGCAGCTTGCCGGTCTTCCCAAGCGGGAAGCCTCAAACCGCATTCTTCCCGTTTTGCGCGAGTATCAAAAACTGCGCGGCGACGAACTTCCCTACAATGCCGACCTGCAACGCCGTGTTGGATTTTCAGGAAGCACAACCGGAAAATTGGCTTCATACGCCACCCATTCTTTGGACGACATGGAGCTTGCATTTGCGCTCCCGCAAATCGTCGAAAGCGCGGCACTGGTAGAAACAAATCCCGATAAGAAAAACAACCCGGATGTTTCAGCAGTCCACCGATTGGTTACGGCGGTGAATATCGATGGAGAGATATATCCCGTAAAAATCACAGTCATTGAGCGCCGAAATGGAACCCTGCTTTATGATGCGGTCACCAAAAAAAGTGAGGTTCGTGCCAGTGCCGTTCAGGCTCCCGAAGGAACTTCCACGGCGACCACGAACCTCAACCCAAAGTTGGCAGACCTCATTGAAGCTTTCAACTTAAATTTTGATGGATCGCAACCGCTCTTCGCTAAATCCCGCCGCTCGCTGGACACCACAAGCGAACTCTTCGGCGACGAGACGCCATTCAACCTAGTCGGCGAAACGCTCCCGCCCGCGCCGGTGAAGGCCGACACGGTGGTGGACGCCCAAGCCCGCGAAGAAGCCTTCCGCAAAAGCGGGCGCGAGGATGTGGAGGATTTGTTTGGAGATGCATCATCCCCGGCTCCTTCGCCGACAGCCACAGAGTTTGGTTTTACAAGGGAAATCGATGCGCCGATAGAAAAAATCAAAAAAGACATGGTTCGCTTTGCCTCGGGCATGAGCGGAATAAGCGACCTCGCTACATCCACATTTGTTCGCGGCGGGATGCAGAACTATGGAGTCGGATTTGATGTCGGCCTTCTGTCTAAAAATGCAATAGAGGCGCTGGCCAACGCGGTGGTGAATCTCGACGCGCAAGTCTTTATCGATTCCGGTGCATTCAGTCATTTTATCAAGTCTCAAAAGGCGGAAGAAAAAGGAATTACCTTGAAGCCATTGAGTTTCGATAAAATTTTTGAAAAATACGATTCTATTTTAGATGCGATTCAAAAAGAAAACGCCGTAGAAAAAGACTATCCTTCGCCCCTTATGGTCATGCCGGACATTATCGGCAACCAAAAGGCATCCTTGTTGTTGACAGACAAATATAAAGACAGGATCGCAGTCGAAACAGAAGCGCAGGCACTTACTCCGATTATTCCTATTCCGCTTGGCGAACTATCTCTTGCGCAGGCTTACAATAAAATTCTTGAGATACTGAACTCCAACTCCAAAGGAATAACAATTGATCCATCCAAATTTATTGTTGGCATTCCTTCAAACGCGCAGGCTGTCAGCAGGGAAAAACTTGCGGAGTTTTTATCCGAAGCAAAACCGCCGCGCATTCATTTCCTCGGAGCGGCGGCTGATGTCAACATCAACCCATTGCTCGCGGTTGTTGCAAAAAGCGCCCCGGACACCATGGTCACGGCAGACGCCAGCAAAGTAAGAAGCGAGATTCTCAATGGCGTGGCTGCTGGAAAGACGCGAGAACAAGCGATTACCGATGCGCTCTTCCAAGAGGACGATCCAAGCGCGGTTCTGGAAAACTTCAGCAGAGAGATTGCGAGCGTTGAAGACAGCAGCAAACCGTCCACCCCGTCGCTTTTCACCCAGCCCGCCACCGATCAAGGCACGCTTTTCGACATCGGCCCAGTTGGTCCGCGCACGCTCACCCAGGCTGAAGCTGCCAAGACAATCAGCAAACAAAAAGCCGCCGAGGTGCTGGCGGGTTCCAACCTTTCCGACCGCCCGATTTCCACCTACGAGCAAGCCGTGGCCGCGAACAACGCCCACATGGGAACCAAGGCCAGCGAGTGGACGGCGGTGCCGATCGAGGAAGTGGTCATCACAGACCAAGGCCCGATGCCTCAATACGATGCGAAACTGACGGCGGCCTACTCGGGAGCGCCCACTTTATTCCCCGGCGACATGACATCCCCAGCTTGCCAATGGTGCGGAAAGCAGCCGGTGAGAAGGCTCTACAAGATCAAGCATGACGCGAAAAAATATACCCTCATGGCGGGGAGCGAATGCTTTACGCATTTCCAAGAGGACAGCGGAGACAAAATGCTGCAAAGCACCAAGAGCGCGCAAAACCTTGAGAAACTCAAAGTCGCGCTGGATGCCATTTCAGAACTCAATAAGGAGTTTCGCAGGAGCCGGACAGATTCCTACGGAAGGCCATCGACAAGTTGGTATAGCGAAGATGCCAGAATTCTGCGCGACAAATTGAAGGAGGCTATCGGCAAGATCGACGCCGAAAGCGGACCCGCCGCCATTACGCGCTGGGTCAATACCAAGGGCAAGGATGCCGCAGAATTGATGGAGCAGTTCGCCGTCTTCATGGCCGAACCCAAAACCAAAAACCTTCAAATCAAGGCTCGCGATCTTGATCTGCAAAGCGTCAACAACGACCTCAAATATCGCGCCCAGCAGCTTCCCGATTACAAAATCGAATCCCTCAATAGGCAAAAAGAAAAACTCGAATCCGAAATCGCCGAGCTTTCCGGCGCGACCATTCTCGGGGCCAAGCCCGTGCGCGATATCACCAAGCGCAACGAAGCCGTTCAGAAAGCCGCCAACGACTACGCCGAGCGCAAGATCACCTTGGACGACTACCTCGCCGTTGTGCGGGCCGAGATGCCGTATGCCAAGATGGAAAGCGTGCCGGAGCCAGCCACGCGCGCGGACATGGATGCGCTCACCGAGGACAAACGCGGGCGAATTTTTGTTCCATCAAAACTACTCAAAGGAGGCGAGCGCGTCGGCCTCCGCCTGGATATTCCCGCCTACCGCGACCACGGCACTTGGATCGTCGCCATCCACGAACCCCGCAGCACCGCAAGCGCTGGCAAATCCCTCGGCTACGAGTCCGTGGCTATGGTGCGCAACGCCTCGTTCGAGAGCAATGCCGACGCCGCACTCAACATTGCTCGCGGCCTTAAACCGAAATCCACCATTGCAACCATTGAAGGCGAGTGGGCTACAATTACTCCAGATGAAGCCAAGACCCGCGCCGAGGAAGCTATGAACGACTCCGAGTGGGTGCAAGTGGGCATGAACCCCTTCCGCCATTCATGGTTCTACAACCGCGCCACCGGAGCGCCCGTTGTCTCCGCCAGCGAGGTTTTGCAAGTCGGCGGCTTGGTCCTCGCCAAAAACCCAGTTTACACAACCGCCGACGACCGTCGCTTTATGGGCAATAAGTCTGGCGTCCTCTTCGCCAAATCGCGCCCCGCGCGTATCCTTGCCGAGACAAAAGGCAAAGTGGTCGCAGGCACGGCGGTGGGCACACGCAATCCGACCGGCAAGAACCCAGACGGCTCCGGCACGGATGCCTCGATGCTGGTGGGCCTCGATGCCATGCGCCAAGACCCCGCGCTGTTCCGCAAGAACGCCATGCTGTTGGCCGACTACCCGCTGGTGGCTGGCCGTGTTCCCGAGGCCGCCGCGCTTGCCCGCAAGGTGCGCGCTCCGCTTGTGAGGGCGCAGGCCCGATTGGAGATTAAGACCGACGAGCACAAGAAAGCCCGCGAGGCGCTCCAAGTCGAACTCGCCCGCCAGCAGGGCGTGCGCAAGGCGAAGGTGAAGATGGCCGCCGTGGATGCCGCCATCGAAGCCAAGCCGGACGAGAACTCCCGCAAAGTGCGCGGCTTGGTCTCACGCATCACCGCCGCCCGCACCGCCGCCGAGAAAGCCAAGACGGAGGTCGATGTCGCCAAGAAAGCCTTCGACAACGAGGTGAAGGCCATCCTCGCCAACGAGCGCCGTTTCCCGACCTCGATGGCCGAGAGCGTTTACCAAGCCCTCACCGAGATGGCCGTGGACAACCTGGAGCGCCTCATCGAACTTTTCCCCGCCGACCTCCGCGACATCGCCCGCCTCTGGTATGATGGCGCAAACATCATCGCGCAGGATTTCGCCACCCGCTTCGGCACCACGCTCAACCGCTCCGCCGCCGTGCTGGCCGTGTTCAGCCCGCAGAAGGATTGGTTCATGAATGTGGCCCTCGCCGAGCGCATGATGAATGTCTGGCGCAACCACCAAGACACGATCTTCGACGATGCCATGGCGGCCCAATACATCCGCCGCAGCGGCGAGCCCCAGCCGCAATGGGACAAGAAGCTAGACGACTACAAGCGCGACGCCCAAGGAAACATCCTCTACGAAAAAGGCGCGAAGCCGGTTACCAACGACGCGGGCGATATCGTGGATTGGGAGAATTGGGACAACACCAAGGCGCGGGAGAAACTGGAGGAAGCCAAGGCGGATATTGAAAAACTCAAAGGCAAAAAACTCAAAGACCTTCCGTTAAAGTGGCAAGCCCGCTTCATCCGTATGTGGAGCGAGGTTTACGACTCACCCTCCTTCCCCGTCGTCTCGCCCGATGGGCGCTTCGGCGATCCCATGCTCACCGAGAAAGGCGAGCCGCGCAGCATCGCGTGGGGCAGCTACAACACGATTGAAAAAGCGATCAACATCCTCTCGGCTCCGGCAGAGGCCGAGATGCAGACGATCAGCGCCGAACTCGGCGTCCAGCACAAGGTGCGCTCGTTCTACAACAACATCGTGGACCCAGCGAACCCCGATGGCCATGTCACGATGGATACCCACGCCATCGCCGCGATCCTGTGGCAAGCCCTCTCCGGCAACAGCCCCGAGGTCAGCCAGAATTTCGGCCAAGGCGGAGCCGCTGGAAACGCCAACCTTGGCATCAGCGGTCTCTACCCCGCCTTTGCTGAAGCCTATCGCATCGTTGCGAAGGATTTCAACTTGCTTCCGCGCGAAGTCCAGAGTATCACTTGGGAGGCCGTCCGCTTGCTTTTTCCGGCGAAGTTCAAGAGCCAGAAAGCCAATGTCAACAAGGTCCGAGCGATCTGGAAAAAGCACGAACAAGGCATCATCACCACCAAAGAAGCCCATGATCTCATATTCCGACTCACCGACGAATGGAGCAATCGCGACACCCTCCAAGGCCGACGCGGAAAAACTGCGTCTGAAGCAATTGCGGATGGTTCAGGAGTGGGCCGACCGGACTGGGCAGCGGTTGCCGGGAACCGTGTCAATAATACTGGAAGACAGGCGCAAGCCAATGACGCAGGAGAGCTACCTGCGGACGGAGGGACTCGGAGTGGAACTGGACGACCTGCTGGAGGACGAGGAGGCGCTGGCCGAGCTTCCCGAGTGGTTCCAGCAACTCCCGAGGGGGGACAGCCCAGGGCTGTATTAGGGGCCAAGGCGCGCCCGACCAAAGGTTATGGCGCGGAGCCATGGCGTTTGACAAAGAGGGAATTTTTCCACCCTCAAATCAGCCGAAAATTTATTGAAGCGGCAGATTCTCCAGATGGAACCTTGATTGGAACCATCGGCGATGTAGTTCATGGTGCAAAAACAAGGAGGCTTTTGGATGCCGTTCTTGATGTCCCAATAATGATACTCCGATACCCCGTTCAAGGCGGGAAACGAGTGCCAACCGGCAAAGACTTCACATTTGATGGAGCTTCTGGAAACTTCAACGGCAAGCCAGCGATCTTCATTAACCCTAATGAAAAAATGGTTGGAACGCTGTGGGAAGAATCCGCTCACCAAATGCGCGCCGCAAAGGGGAGACCCATCAGGAAGACCGATATTTCAAAACTCATAAACGACGACAATTTTTTTGATAACGAATACCAAAACGACCCAGAAGAAGTATCCGCAAAAAAAATGCGTGAATACCTCGGGTCACTTGCATCGAAGGAAAAGAGCCATGAAGAAATCGTTGCCGATGCGGTGGCCGCAGGGTTGCCTGTTCCAGAAAATGTTTTAGCGGAATATCCCACCATTCTTTCCGCCAAACCCTCCAGCAAACGCCGCCCCGCGCTTCCTCCGATGGAGCAGCGCATCGAGGCGAGCCTCGACCAGATCGAGCAGTGGGGCAATGTGCTGCGTGCGGCGGAGGAGAAGCCTGCTGGCAGCGTGCAGAAGCTCGCCAATGCGATCCGCGAGGAGATGCCGAACGATCTCTGGAAGGGCTATCAATATCTTTTCCGTGGCCGCTTGGACCGCGCGGATGCGCTGGCTCCTGGAGTGAAAGGCATCCTGCAAGCTGCCCAGCAGGAAGAGGCACTTGCCCAGCTTGGCGTGAACGCCGTGGTGGATGGCTTGCGCCGCGAGCTGCAAAAGGCATTTGGCGATCCCTCGTTCTGGAATAAAAACCGCGCACGCTTGAAAGAGGCCACGCGCATGCTTCTGCCTGTGGCCAGCTACCTCCAGCCGGAAAGTGCGGGATTGGACGGCGGCTTTGTGTGGCGCGACTTCGAGCGTCGCAGCGGCACGATCAGCCAAAAGCAAGCCACGGAACTGCGTCTCAAAATGGGTGAGTGGTTTCAGATGGATGGGCGCACCTACCGCCTCGGCGAATACCTCCAAGACGAAAAACAATTTACGCTTCTGGAGCCGATCAGCGCGGAGCAGCAGCAGGCGATCTATGAGGAATTCTGGAAAGAATTTCCCGAGGCGCTCCCGATTCTCGACCGCTGGATCACGCCAGACCTCAAGGATGCCTACACCGTGGGCGAAGGCGCGACGATGGGTGTGGAATTCAACCGCGAGGCGCTTCTAAATTTCTACAACGCTTGGCCGGAAAATCTCCGCAACCTTTGGGGCGACATGCCGCTTGCCGAGGTGCCGCGAGTGGATGGCTACACGCCCGACATTGCGGCCCAGCGCGGCATCATCGCCATGATTGCCCGCCTGCTTGGCAAATACAAATCCCCCGGTCGCAAGTTCAAGAGCGGCGCGCTGCGCGAGGCGGGTAATGTGAAAAACCTGGTCGATGGATTTAGCACCCGCGCCATGGAGGCCCACCGCGAGAAAATCCGCATGCGGATGCGCGAGGGCATCATCGAGAAAGCCGTCGTTCTGCGCGAGGATGTGCCTGCGGAATTCCTCGCCGACTACATCGCGCTGGAGGATGTTTACAGCAGCATCGTGAAGGCCGTGGAAGCCGCGCGCCTGCTTGATAAAAAATCCTACCCTCACCTTTCAAAGGCGCTCAACCCGAAAGATCAAGTGCAACTCATGAAGTTGGTGGGCGATGCCGCGAGGCTCAATAGCATCGAGCAAATGATCCACCGGGATGTTTACCGCGAACTCATGTTGAGCATGGCGCGGGCGCAGACCGAAAACATGCTTTTGAAGCTCGCCAATTTCTTCCTTCGCGCGAAGAAACTCGGTGTGCTCACCGCCGGATCGGTGGGTATCAACTGGCTCGGCAATGAAATCCTCAAGCTCACCCAGGCGCTGAACCGCTTGAACTACGGCCTCGCCCTCATGCTGGTGGCCGACTCGAAAGGTGCGAAGGTCAACATCCTCGAAGCCCTCTACCTCCTGCGCGGACTCATTACCGACCGCGCTCCAAACACGCTCAACCAGCAACGCATCGCCGATATTCTGCCCCGCGAGCTTTTCGACAACACCACCGCGCTGGCCAGCCTCGACGCAGGCGTGAACTACGGCAACTTGATCGACGACATCAAGCGCAACGGTGTGCTGCGCGGCCCCGCGCAAGGCATGGTCAACGCCTTCAAACAAGGCGGCGTGAGCGCGAGCATCCTCTACGCAGTCCACTACTCGGGCGGTGATGCCGCCGCCAAGCAGCAGACCGCCTACGCCGCCTACCGCGCCCGTGCCGAAGTGGCCGCCGACGAGGCAGGCATCAAGAAAGGCCGCACCGAGTGGATGCGCAATTGGATGATGAAGCAAGTGCGCGAGAACAGCGACATCCACCAAGAGGTGATGGATGCGACCCGCTTGTTCTTCATGGACTACTCGAATGTGCCGATGTGGTTAGACCCCTCTGCCAATCTGCCCGAAGAAAAAACCATCCGCTTTATGAAAGAGCACGCGCTCTGGTTCATGAAGTATCCCTACAATTTTATGCGCATGATGAAGCGCATGGGGATTGATGGCGCAATCGAACTCGCCTCGCCCTCCTCGACCAAGCAGGAGCGCGCCCGTGGCCTTGCCAATATGCTCACGCTTGCCGCTGTGGCCTATGTTGGCGCATCCCTGCTTTCCGGAGACGACGAAGAGGATAGCGTCACAGGCTCGCGCTACGACGCCGAGGGCAACTTCCTCGACCGCGACAAAGATACCAGCAGCCGTCTCAATGTTTCCGCCGTGGCCCGCAACCTGCGGCTCGGGCGCACGATTGCCACCGCGCTTCGCATGGCGGGCATCAGCGTGAACGACGACCTCACCAACCATCGCGGCGATGACTTTTGGATGTATTACCGCAACATCACCTGGGCACCGGAATCACTCCTAATGGGCCGTTTGGCTCGCGGGGACTTCAAGGGCTTCCTCAAAGATGTCGGTCCCTACATCACCGACATGGCGGGCTTGGGAGCGCTCTTCCAACTTGGCGGCTTTGCCATTATCGGCAGCACGGACTCGAAAAAGCCCTACTTGAGCCGAGTCACCGAGGCTTGGTATGAGACCTTGAGCGCGCCGGTGAATCCAAGCGCCATCACCCGCTATGTCACCTACATGACCGATCCGGTGGCCCGCAAACAAAAAGGGCTCTCGCCTGTGGAAGCCATCAAGAGCCAAATCCCCGGCTTGTCCAAAACCATTCCCGCCGCTGGCGATCCCGTCGAAGTGCCTCTCACCTACAATATCAACACGGATCGTGGCTACGAAACCGCCGCCCGCCGGATTCAAAACAACCCGAAACTCTCGAACGCGGAAAAAGACAAGGCGATTGAGAAACTAAACCGCGACTTCCAGACAGACAACCAAGCCTCCTCGGGCATCGACCTGCGCCAAGTGCTTTTTGGAATGGGCATTGATCCAAATAAAATGTCCACGCAGAGCCTGACGACCCGCAACTTTGTTGCCGACCTCTCGCGCCTGCAACAAGCTGGAGTCGGCCCGGAAAGCATCAAGATCAGCGAGAAAATCACTCCAAGCGGGCGCACACAGACCTACATCGCTTATCCTGATCCAGACACCATCGCCGTGCGCGATCCGATGTTCTCGCTCTTAAAAATCGCCACCGGCATTAACATCAAACCCCTCCCCCGCCGCACCGCCCGCGAGGCCGCTCCCGAAACCCTCACTCCCGACTTCATGTTCGGCGACGACCAGCAGGCAAACTTGAATTTGCCGAGACAATAGACAACTATAACCCACCGCCATGACCGCACTTCCCGAACTCGCCGAAAGCCTCGATCCGCCCACAGCCCCCTTGCGCGGGGCGCTCAAACTCACCGGGGCGCAGGAGCGCGAGTTGATGCGCTTGATCAAACTGCGCATGGGCAGCGCCGTGCAGAGCTACTCCAAGAGCGGGTGGCTGGAGAAGCGCAACCGCGCGATGAAGGAATACATGGGCAACATGGACGAGCGCAAAGACCCCGGCAGCATCTTCGAGCTTTCCAACATCACGCTCAATCTGCCCAAGCGCTTTGTGCGAATCACCGCCGCGCGCATTTACGACTCCATGCTCACCAGCAACCCCATCCTCGGAGTCACCGTGGAAGGCAAGGGCGACGACTACGAAGTGGCGCGCGTGATCGAACGCTACGCAGGCCACCAGATCGAACGCTGCGGCATCCGCACGATTCTGCGCGAGGCCGAGACGCTCGCTTGCATTCGCGGCGAGACGGTGGTGAAGACCACTTGGGAGCGCCGGGTGCAACGCAGCAAAAAGCGTGGGGAGATTTTGATTGAAAACGGCCAGCCCGTGCGCGCCCGCGATGGCAATGTGGTGCGGCGCGATGACATCTGGGTGGATGATGGCGACGACCTGGTGCTCTCCCGCGACAAGCGCATCCGGCTCACCAAGGATATAATTCCAAACTGGGTGGATCAGGAATACGACCACTACCGCATCACCTTCGATGGCCTCGAAGCCTCCTGCATCGACCACCGCGATTTCATCTGCTCCACGACCGAAAAAGACATACACACTTCGGACTTCTGCGCCGTGCGCATGGACATGGAGTTGGACAAAGTGGTCGCCATGCTCGCCCCCGTGAAGGACAGCCTCCAGACGCGCGAGGCGATCCGCAAGATGCGTGCGAGCGCCGATCCCGAGGCCCGCCAAGAGGCGATGAAGCCCGAGCTTTTCCGTGGCGAGGAAAGCCGCAGCCGCGATGCCCTGCCATTGTGCGAGCTTGCCGAAATCTATATGCGCGTCGTGTTGCAGGATGACGGCATTGCCGATGAGATCGCCCTCCTTGTCGATACGCGCAACGACCAGATTCTCGCCTACGATTATTTGGATAATGTCTCCCCCACCGGCCAGCGCCCGCTGCGCATCATTCGCATGGAGCCTGTGCCGCACCGCTGGTATGGCACCGGCTTCTACGAACTCTTCGCCGACCGCCACAAATTTTGCGACCTCTTCATCAACCGCGTGAACCTCGCGGCGTCTCTCTCCGGCAACATCAAAATCGAAAACCCCATGGCCACCGAGGAAGGCATGGCAGGCGAGCCGATTGAATTCGGCACGAACAAGACCTACCGCCTGCGCGAGGGATTCGCCGCCGAGGATGTCTTCAAAGTCATCACCATCCCGAATGATGCCGCCGCGAGCGAAAACTTGCTCAACATGCTCATGCAGGTCACGCAACTCGAAGCGGGCATCGTCTCCGCAGGCGATCATGGCTTGGCCGGTCTCCCCGCCGCGAGCCTTGCCACCGGCATCCGTTCGCTTGATCGCGTGGCCAATGTGCTTCTCAAGAACATGCTTTTTGATGTGGTCGAAGGCTTCGAGGCGGTCTTGAAAGACTGCGTGGCCCTCACACTGCACAACTACAACCCGCTCGATGCCGAGCGCCTCATGGGCGAAGAAGCCGCCGCTGTGCTCGCCAAGCACCGCGACTTTTCGCAACTCCAATACCAAGTCAAAATGCTGCTCTCCAACAGCAAGGATTCCGATGTGGTCGAGGCCCACAAACAAGCCTTCGACATCCTGGTGGGCTACGAGCAACTCCCGCCCGAGCCAAAAATCCGCATCCGCCCGATTGTTTACCGCATCCTCCAAACCATGGGCATCGAGGATGTGGACAAAGCCCTCGGGGCCGAAGCCATGGCCGCCGAGGCTGCGATGGCCATCATGCCCACGCCCGAAGCTCTGGCCCAAATGCAGGCCGCGCAGCAACAGGCCGCGCCACCCGAAGAGTCCACCCCACCCATGGAAGAAGAAGCCGCTCCGCCACCGCCTCCAGAGCAAAGCCCGGAGGATGCCATGCCGCGCCTCGATGCGAACTACACCCCACCACCCAAAGACCTCCAATACGCGCCCATCGAAGATGGCCAGATGCCACCCCGCCCCGAACGCCTTGAATAACCCATGAACATCGCCGAGCAGATCGCCACCCTCGAAAGCATCAACCGCCTGCTGGACAACGAAGATTTCCAGAGGCAACTCCTGCCCTACTTCCAACAACTCCACGACCACGCCCACGCCGCCCTGCTCAACCCGAAAAACACAGGTCCAGACCTCGAATACGCCCGCGCCCGCTACATGGCCGCCCGCGAGATTCGATTCTACCTCGCCGACCGCAAATCCTCCCTGGAGCACACCATCAAAGCAAAACAGAGCGAAAAGTGACGAACCTTTCCCTTGTGTTATTGCCGAGACAATTGACAAGTTGAACGACGCTTTTTTATGACGATCGAACACTACGCACAACGCTATCTCAATGACCGCTTCGGGATGCCCACCCCGCTGCACACGAAGGTTCGTTACCAGTATTTCCCCGGCACGCAGTTGATCAAAGTCATTCGCTTCTTCCTCAACGAGAGCGAGGTCGCTCACATTCTCCACACCTACAGCGGCGGAATCCCCACCTCAAACAGCGCCCCTCTTTTGGAACAAGAACTCAAGTCCGGTCCCTTCTCCGAATAGCGCATGTTTCAATTCAACCCATTCACCGGCACGCTGGACCTCAACTCCGGCCCCGGGAGTTACACCGATGATGTCGTCGAGTATGCCAGCCTGGCGGCATTCCCCGTCCCCGGTGAGACCGGCAAGCTTTATGTGGACCGCTCCAACGACCGCGCTTACCGCTGGCCAGAGAATGGCACCACGCTGGAATCCTACCGGGAAATCAGCCCTACGGAACTTTCCGATCTCGCCACCAGTTTCTTTAACCGCGAAGGCGATGCCGCCACCCGACCACCCGAGCAAGGCCAAACTCGCTTTCAAGTCGTTTTAGCCAACGACTCCCGCCTCATCGACCCCCGCCGCACCGCTTGGGCCCAGCCCCCCACCAGCCCATTCATCCCCGCGCCCACTGCAGCCGCCAACCTCATTACAGGCACGCAATACATCATCGCCGTCGTCGGCGATACCGATTGGGCCGCCATCGGCTTCCCCTCCATCACGAAGACCGGCAACGCCTCCAGCGGATCCACCACCCTCGTCGTCGATTGGCCAGCGTTTGGAATTGCAAACGGCATGCTCGTCAGCGGCACCGGCATCCAACCCGGCACCACCGTCACCGGAGGTCTTAGCAACACCCTCACGATCTCGCTCCCCACCACGCAAGCCATCACCGGCAGCACGGTCACCTTTTCCAACCCCATCGTCTCTGGCTCAGGCCCATTCACAAAAAACTCCACCCCCGGCGCAGGCACCGGCTCCGCCATTCCCGCATTTGGCAACCCCGAGCCCCCCGCGATTGGCACCATGGCCTACGACGGCAGCTTTCTCTACATCGTCGTCCAGACACCCGGAGGTCAATCCGTCCGCTGGGCCAGAACCCCACTCTCAATGACCTGGTAAAATGGCAAACACCGGCGACATATTAGCACCCAAGCTCCTAGCAGACGGCACCTTCGAGGAAACCGTATTAACACCATCCGCCATCGGCGCGGCCAGCGAGGCCGCGTTGGATGCGAAAGCCCCCCTCGCCTCCCCCATTTTCACCGGCAAGGTCGAAGTCGAAAAACTCACGGTCTTCCGCGACGGAGAGCAGCTAAGGTTTACCCAAATTGGCGAAATTGAATCCGATTGGGGCACCACTATTTCTTTTGAGCAGGCCCAAGTAACCCAAAACATAGAAGGCACCACTTCCCTTGCATTCCACTGGCGGGAGGGAGTCTTTGGCGTTGGGGGCCGCCCCATCAAAAATGTCGGCGCACCCACCGAGGAAACTGACGCCGTTCGCGCCACAGACCTACAATCCGAAGCCCAAGCCCGCCTCGACGCCACCGAAGCCCTCCAAGCCCAAGTCACCGCGAAGTCCCCGCTCACCCTCTTCTTCTCGCTCTTCGGTGCTACACAAGAAGGGTTTAATACTACCTACCGCTTCACAGGGAACTTCATCGGTGGACGCCCCGAATACCTCTCAGCCGGTGACGAGCGCTTATTTTTTAGCGAAGACAACGAACGCTGGGAGTTGGCTTTCGCCTCCGGAGAGTTGGGCTACTTCCACCTCGGCACCGCCCATGACCCCTCGCTCCTCACCAGTGGTTGGAGGCGGATGGCCGGGGCCATTCAAAACACCCCTCATTCGCTTACCCTTAACGCCGTTCAAGCCGTCCCGAGCCTGCAAGGACCGGGGAACGAAAACGATCCGGTTGCCCGCGCCGCTATTGAGCTACGCACCGAGGAAGCCCTTAACCAAGTCGCCCTCAAATACGCCGTCGAAAATGACAGTTGGCAAGTCCATGACCCCTCTAACTTCCGGCAAGCCATCGGCGCGGCCTCATCGGCGGCCCTCGCCACCCTCGAATCCTCCCTCGGCACCCTCTCCCAGCAAAACGCCGACGCCGCCTCCATCACCGGCGGCACCGCCTATTTTGACACCCTTTCCGCTGGCACCGACCACGCCGCCACAGAAGGCACCCTCACCATTTCCGCCGCCGGGGACATCCTCGGCAGCGGCGCAAACAAACTCCTCGGCTTCGTCGCCGGGGGAGCAACCTACTAAACACCACCACACCACCAATAAACACATGATCCGCAAAACACTCGGCATCCTTGCCCTCACCCTCGCCGCCCACGGCACCCTTAGCGCCCAGCAGGCACCCCTGCTCATCACCACCTCCCCCACGCTCCCCAGCATCCGCATGGGCCAGCCCGCCAGCCTTACACTCACCGTGCGCGGCGGCACCCCGCCCTACACATGGAGCCTCGAAAGCGGCAAGCTCGGCGGTCTCACCCTCACGCCCGCAGGCCAGATCATCGGCTACCCCAGCGCCCGCGACACCTTGACGATCAAAGCCGTCGCCGCCGACACCTCCGCCCCCACCCGCATCTCCACCGCCCGCATCTTCAAGCTCAACATCCTCCCCGCCTTGACCTCGAACTCTACCGGCAACTTCACCTCCAGTAACTCCACCAACTAATTTCCCACCAAGGAAAAACCAAACCACCACAACCATCAGCTAACACACCATTATGTCACTTCCAACCGACCCAATTCGCCTCAAACAACGCCACCGCCTCAACGACGGCATCAACCAACCCGGTGCCCCTCTTGAGAGCTTCACCGCTGAAATCACCGTCGATATGCCCGGCGACATCGTTTACCTCGGCTACGGCAACGACGGCGAAGGCAACGCCACCACACAAGTCCCCGTCGCAGGCGCAGGCCACTTCGCCACCCGCGCCTACGCCGAATCCCTCGCCGGAGGCGTCCAAGACAACCTTGATACCGAAATCGCAGCCCGCGAATCGGCCATCGAAACCCTCACTGATCGAGTCGCCAATGTCGAATCCAACATCGACCCCGCCGCGCTCGATTCGCTGACGGAAATCGTGTCAAGTTTTCAAGCCGCAGACTCAAATTTGAACGGCGCGATCACCAGCCTCGCCGCCTCTGCCTCCAGTGCGTTGGCCGCAGAGACCACAGCGCGCGAAAATGCCGACTCCGACCTTCAAGACGCCATAGATTCCGAGGCCGCCACGCGCGCCGCTGCCGACACCACGCTCACCCAGAACCTCGCCACCGAGGTCTCCGCTCGCCAGACAGCCGTCTCCGACGAATCCGCCGCCCGCGCCGCCGCCGACCTCATTTTGGAGACAGCCATCTCCGCCGAGTCCACCGCACGCGCCGAAGAGATCGCCGAGGAGGCATCCACACGCGAAGCCGCCATCACCAGCCTCAGCGCCGATCTCGCCGATGAGGTCACCCGCGCCACCGCCGCCGAGGAAACCTTGGACGCCAAGATCGACCAAGAGATCATCGCCCGCGCCGCAGCCGTCAGCGCCGAAGCCGCAGCCCGCGAAGCCGCCGATACCGCCGAAGCAACCACCCGTGCTTCCGCCATCAGCGCCGAGGCCGCCACACGCGCCTCTGCCGATACAGCCCTGCAAAATTCCATCACCAGCGAGGCCAGCACACGCGCCGCAGCCGATGTTTCTCTTCAGACGGCCCTCACAGCCGAGGTCAACCGCGCCACCGCAGCCGAAGGCGTCATTAACACCCGCATCGACAATGTGTTGAGCAATGTGGACGGCACCGCGCTCGATTCGCTGACGGAAGTTGTAAGTGCCTTCCAAGCAGCGGATTCCAACCTCAACGGAGCCATCACCACGCTCGCTTCCAGCGCCAGCAGCGCCCTCGCCAGCGAGACAGCCGACCGCACCGCAGTAGACACGGCCCTTCAGACCGCCATCGACTCCGAAGCCAGCACCCGCTCTTCAGCCGATGCCAGCCTCGCCGCCGACATCTCCGCCGAGACCGCCGCGCGCTCCACAGCCGTAGCCGCCGTCGTCGCGGATCTCGCCACCGAGACAGCCACCCGCGCCAGCGCCATCAGCGCCGTCGAGGCCAGCATCTCTAGCGAAGCCAGCACCCGCGCCAGCGCCATTTCCGCCTTGGAATCCAGCCTCTCCAGCGAGACCTCGGCACGCGAAAATGCCGATAGCGATCTCTCCGATCGCCTCGACACCGCCGAGAGCACCCTCACCGACCATGGCACACGGCTCACCAGCGCCGAGCAGACCATCGCCGGACTCGGCACCCTCAGCACGCAGGATGCCGATGATGTCGCGATCACTGGCGGCACAGCCGTCCTCGAATCCCTCGAAGTCGGCCAAGCCAACGCCGCTGCGAACTCCACCGCCACCATCGCAGCCGATGGCAGCGCCTCGTTCACGAACCTCACCCTCTCCGGCAACCTCACCGGCTCCGGCACCTCCGTGCTCACCGGCTTCGTCATCGGAGGACAAACCTACTGAGAAATCCAAACCGCCACGGGGGATCGGAAAAACCCGGTCCCCCAGGCACCACAAAAAACCTTAAAACTTAATACTTAAAACTTAATACTTACTATGCCAAACTACATCAAACTCGGAAACCTCCGCATCGAAATCCCTGAACCCGCCAACAATGGAGGTGGCGGCGGCGGTGGCGGTGCGGGCCTTCTTAACGGCCTCCTCGCATTCTACAACCTCAGCGACCTTACCGACGCTTCTGGAAATGGGAACACTCTGACCAATACCAACGGAGTGACTTTCTCTTCTGGAAAGATTGGGAATGCTGCGACTTTTGGCGGAAGTAACGGGTTGACAAAATCGGTTGCCTCCATGCTCATGCCAAAAACAATATCCGCTTGGGCGAAGCTTTATTCAGATGGCGGATTTAGGGGAATTGTTTTGCCTGGAAATACTACTTCTTGGCAATTTGGTTTTCAACTTACGCCAGGCAATAATCTTCGTGCAGGCGCGGAAGGTTATTCCGGATCTCAATATGCAATCGCCTCATCTCCTATGTCCAATGACATTTGGTATCATTTGGTGATGACTAACGACAGTGATTTAACTAAATTATACATTAACGGTGCTTTAAATTCTCAACAAGAGTCTAGTTTTCCGCAAGGAACTCAAGAAATCGCTCTATCTATTGGTTCGCACTGGTATGGAGCCGACGGAATAAACGGTCAGGTGGATGCTGTAGGTTTCTGGTCCCGCGCCATTACTGACGCCGAAATCTCCGAACTCTACAACGCCGGAGCAGGCAAAGAGCATCCGTTCGCGTAATGGACCTCGGGCACATACTGCCCCTCACCAGTGCCGTCGCCGGGAGAACCCCGGCGGCGGACGCCTGGCATGAGAAAGAAATGGCGGTAAACACCGCCGACGGCCTCATTTTCCAAAAAATCGACGGCCAACCCCTCGTCATCTCCCGCCTTATCCCCGCCCCGCCACTCATCGGCACCCACACCCTCAAAGCCATAGAAGGAGTCATGCAATGGGTCGCCGACTAATTCTCCCACTCCTCGCCGCAGCCGCCCTCCTCGCCGCCTGCGCCCCCCGCAACCCTGAGGCATGGATGGCCTTTGAAAAGAACGCCTGCCTCCCCACCGCCATCGCCATGCAGCGGGGACTGGAGCGCCAAAACATCCAGGCCAAGGTCGTCACCTACAACTACCCGAACCCCGAGACCGGACGCCTCACCGGCCATGCCATCACCGCCTATTTGTTCCCCCAAGGACAAAACCAACTCTGGACCTACGACTTCATGGGCAGCTACCGCACCCGCGCCTTCTGGCACGACGCCCACGGCATCGCCCAGCAAGCCGAAAACCTCCGAGGCCGACCACACCACCGCATCTTCCAAGCCCAATTCGAACAATGACACCCGACTCCGCCCTCAACCTCGTCAACCACGCCGCCCAGCAAAGCGCCACCTGGCACCTCGTAGCTTTGGTGGTCATTGGAATCTTCTTCGTCATCGCCATTTTCAAGTGGTTCACCCGCCGCATGGAACTCCTCGAAGGCAAAATGGACACGCAAAGCAGCGAATTCATCAGCCACCTCAAAACCGCAAACAGGGAGATGCTCGAAGTCATCCACGCCAACCAGCAGACAACGAACCGCGCCATCGCCGTCATGGATCGCCTCGAACACAAGTTGGACACCTACAAACACACACCATGAAAAATACCCTTCTAAAAATCCTCATCCGTCTCACCGGAGCGAGCAAGCAACTCCTCGAACTCATCCTCCCCATCCTCCGCGACAGCGGCGCGCAACTTCTCGCCAGCCTCGCGCCCCTCGCCGTGGAAGTCGTGAAAAGCCTCGCCGACTCCCCACATTCAGGCGCACAAAAACGCGAAGCCGCCCTGGCTGAAATCCAAGCGAGAGCCGTCAGCGCAGGCATCAAGGCCAGCGCCAGCGCCGTCAACCTCGCCATCGAGTTGGCCGTCGCCAACCTCAAAAACAAATGATTCTGCAAATCGTCGGCGGAATCGTGCGGACCGTGTTGGCGGCCTACGGCGGAAAACTCGTAGAGAGCGGGCTAATCACCAGCGATCAACTCTCTCAAGGCATCGGCGCGGTAGTCGTGCTCCTCACTCTCCTATGGAGCGTCTGGCAAAAACGCCGCGCAGCCACCACCCCAGGCGGAGCATTCAACCCCCACGCCGAAGTGCGGAAAGCCAAACGCCCATGACGCCCGCAAAACTCACCGCCGCGCTTTTGCTCGCCATCTACCTCGGCGCGGGCGCGTGTTTTGCCGTCGATCGTTTTGCCGACCTCAACAAAACGATCCCGCCTCCAGGCCAGCCTACCCCGCTCGCCAAATGGGCCAAACCCGTCGAACGCGACGACCCGAGGCCGTTCCTCATCCGCCTCCTCTTGAGCCTGCGATACGATTTTTATCACAAAGACATCCGAGGCGGCGCTGAATTCTAACCATGCCCAACCCCACCCACGCTCTCGCCCTCCTCGTCGCCTTGAGCGGCATTTTCCTATGGTTGGCCTTTTGGTTTAGCCCATGAGCACCCGCACCAGCACCCCCGAAGACCGCCGCGCCATGATGGATTTCATCATCTCCGCCGAAGCCCGCCGCGACAAAATGGGCCGCCTGCGCGTCTATCGCCTCCCCGCCGCCGATGGAGGCGGCACCTACGAAGTCGCCGGAATCAACGACCGCTACCACCCCGTCGCCGCCGCCAAACTCCGCGACCTCCTCGCCGCCAACCGCCAAGGCCACGCCGAAAATTTCATCCGCGACTATTTATTGGACTACACCGCCATCGTTACCCGCTGGACCACGCACCCCGCCATCGAGGCGTTCTTGAGAGACAGCGCCTTCAACCGAGGCCCGAAGGGCGCATTGAGAATTTTGCAACTCGCCTTGAAAGTCCCCGACGACGGCAAATGGGGACCAAAAACCAAAGCCTCCCTCACCGCCGCCCTCAAGCACCCCGGCACCCTCCTCCAAAATCTCCGCACCGCCCGCGAAAGCTACGAAATCCGCATCGCCCCGCCCGTCGGCGCAAGAGCCAAATTCTGGCCCGGCCTCGTCAACCGCTGGGACAAAGCCCTCTCATTTTCCGAAACACTCCTATGAAAACCACCTGGTCTCAAATCGCTCGCGATCAAAACGAGAAGGCCCACAAGGCCGAAACCGACGCGCTCAAAGCGCAATTGGCCAAATACGCCACCGAAGTGGCCGACTTGGAAAAACAACTTGGCATCTCGCTTTCCTTGGGCCGCACAAAGATCAAGACCCGCGCCTTGGAGATCAGCCCCGCCGAGAAGAGCGAAGCCGTGGCCATCGCCTTGGCAAGCGATTGGCATGTGGAGGAAACCGTCACCGCCGAAAGCACGAATGGCCTCAACGAATTCAACCTCGCCATTGCCAAAAACCGGATCGAGAAATTCTTCCAAGCTATCGTGCGCTTGACGGAAATCGAACGCCACGGCGCGCGAATTGATGATTTAATTCTATGGCTTGGAGGAGATTTGATGACCGGCATGATCCATGAAGAGCTTGCCGAGACAAACAGCAAAACGCCCACCGAGACGCTCCTCTGGCTTCAAGAGCGCCTGCTCGCGGGCCTCGCCCTGCTCAAGCCACACTTCAAGCGCATCTTGATTCCAACAAGTTACGGCAACCATGGCCGCACAACAAAGCTCCCGCGCCACGCCACCGGCGCGAAGCACAGCTACGAATGGCTGCTCTACAAAATCCTCGAAGGACGCCTCGCCGGAGACCAGCAATACGAATTCCAGATCGCCGACCAGTATTTCAATTTCATGCAAGTCTATGGCCGCACGATTCGGATGCACCACGGCGACGGATTGAAATACCAAGGAGGCATTGGCGGCCTCACCGTGCCGGTGGAAAAAGCATTGGCCAGTTGGAACAAGTCGCCCAACCGCGCAGACCTCGATCTTTTCGGCCATTGGCATCAATACCAGCAGTCAAGAACATGGCTATGCAATTCATCTTTAATAGGTTACAACGCATATGCCTTGAGCATCAAGGCGAGTTTCGAGCCGCCAGCCCAGACATTCTTTCTCCTCGATAAAAAGCGCGGACGCACCATGACATCACCCATACTGCTATGAACTGGAAAAAAACCGTAGATCACCTCAACGCCAAACACTACGCCTTCCCCTCCGGCTGGGACGACCGCGAGACCATCGCCGCCCAACTGGAATGCTCGCCCGATCGCGTGGATACGCTCCTCGCCCCGGGCCTCAAAAGCGGGGAGATCGAAAAAGCCCAGCATCCCGTGTGGGATCAGCGCCTTCAACGCAAGGTGCTGGTGTGGGGCTACCGCTCGCGTCCGCAAAACGCCCCCGCCGCCAAGCCCGCTCCCGGCAAAGCGCCCGATAGCGAGAGCGAAAGCGCCGTGCGCGCCATGGCCCGCCGCCATCCCCACCTCACGCCCAGCCGGTTGCGCGAATACCTGCCCAAGCGCCTGCGCTCCTCGCTCACCAAGGAATCCATCGCCGCCATCCTCGGCAAGTAGCGCCATGCCGCGCCGCGCAAAAACCGGCGTCACGATCCGCTACCGCAAGCTCGGCAAAGAGCGTGCAAAGGGCCAATACATTGAGGACGAAGCGTTGATCGAAATCGACTCCCGCCTCACCGGGCGCGAGCATTTGGAAATCCTCATCCACGAAGCCCTCCACGCCCTCCAGCCCCACCATGAGGAAGAGACCGTGGCGCGCGATGCCGCGAACCTCGCCCGCATCCTCTGGGCCGATGGCTACCGCAAGGTCGATTTTGTAAAATAGCAAATTGGAGGAAAAATGTATTGCCGAAACATTAGACAATACTTGCGAATAGGAAAAGGTTTGCCCCGACATGCAAACCACCACCGACTCGTTCAGCAATGTGGATACCGCCACGCTGGAAGCCGCTCTCGAAGCAGCCTCCTCCGGCGTCGCGATTGATCCCGCTCCTGCCGCCCCGCAGGCTGAGGCCGAACCCCAGCCCGCGAGTCCGGAAATTGAAACCACCGCCACCGAAGCGCCCGAAGCCTCCGAAGAGGTCGAATCCGCCGAAGAGGAATCATCCGCCGACTCCGAAGACTCGGAGACGGAAAACCCCGAAGACTCCTACGAGGAGAGCGAAGAGGAAGTCGAGGAGCCACAGCCCTACGATCCCCGCGCCGATTGGCAGGACTACGAGCGCCTAGCCGCCGAGATCCGCGAGCGCAATCCCGACATCCTTCTCGATACCGCGCTGGCCATGGCCAAGGTGCGCCTGGGCTACGAAGACCCCAGCGCCTCTTACCAAGAGCCGGAGGCAGAAATGGAGGAGGGCGATCCCGAGCCCACCACCGCCGAGAAGATCGCCGCTCTGGAAGCCGCCCTTGAAGAGGAGGGAGCCAACGAAGGCCTCTTCACTCCCAAGGTGGCCGAGCTTACCAAAGAGCACGCCCGCATGCTGGCCCAGCACGCCGTCGAGCAGGCCGAGCAAAGAATTTACCAGCAGCGCGAAAACGACATCGCCGCCAACCAAGCCGCCAACCACCGCGAGCAACTCCTCACCGGCATGGCCGAAAGCCGCGCCCGCGTGTTGGAAATCTGCCCCGATGCGGGCGATGCCACCACGCCGATCGGGCGCGCGATGACTCAGGTGATCGAGAATTACCAGTCGCGCAACCATCCCGACCTTTCGGAGCCGAATGCTCCCGAGATCATTTTCGCAAGAGCGAACATGCTTTTGCCCCCCGAGGCCCGCGTGCCCGTGACTCCATTCAAGGAGTCGCCCAAGCCGCAACCCAAACCGGCCCCCAAGGCAAAAACCCACCCAGTCCCAATGAAGAGCGAAGCGCCTCCGCTTCCGACTGCACCGCCCGTTCCCACGATGCGAGTGCTGCCGGTGGCGGCGGGCGCAGGGACCGCACAACCCGACATGTCCAACCTCAACCCGGCTCAAATGAGCCAATTGGTCCGAGAGGCTTCCCCGGAAGACCTCGATGCCATTGAGGCAGCCCTTTACGGCATGTCAGGACGCGATGTCCTGCTCCGTATCTGAGTTTTCCCTTTGGCGTCGAATTCCGCCCAGCCAACCGGCCAAACACAAAACACCAACCCGGTCTTGCCGAGACAATCGGCAATTTTTTGACCACAACACCACACAAACAAAATGGCTAGTTACGACAAAATCAATGCACAGACAGTGGCGGAAGTTCTCGCCCGTTCCCCGGAGGCGCAGCGCGTCGCCTGGGGCGAGCTTGCAATCCGCAAATCCAACGACTACAGCGAGCTTTATCGCTACTTGGTCGGGCCTCTCGGCTCCGGCAAAGCCTTCATCGAGCACTCCGACCTCCGCGTGACTGCGGGCAACCGCGTCGTCCTCCCCCTCGTCGGTGGAGCGCGTGGCGGCGGCGTCCAAGGTAGCGGCGACCGCATCGGTAAAGAGAAGAAACTCGTCCCCAAAGACTTCGATTTCAAAATCGGACGCTGGTGGGATGGTTTCGCGATCAACTCGGTCGCCCTCAACGAGACCGTTATCGGATCGAAGTGGGACCGCGCTGCCTCGCAGTTCCTTCAACGCAACCTCGGTATCAAAAAGACCGACGACATGCTGTTGGAGCTTCTGCTCCGCGCCAACGCCCGCAACACCGTTCGCCCGAACAATAAAGGAACCCGCGATGCCCTCCGCACCGCCGATGTGTTCTCGACCAGCACTGTCCTCCGTGGCCAAGCCACGCTGACCTCGCTCGGCGCGAAACCCGTCAAGCTCGCCAAGAGCAACGCCGGAGCGGACATTCGCATGTTCACCTTCCTCGGCACGCAGTTTGCCTTGGAGGCGCTCAAAAATAGCTCCACCTACTTGGAGGCCGCTTACCACGCCGAGCAAAAAGGCATGAGCAACAGCCTCTTCACAGGCGACATCACTCCTTGGAATGGCAATGCCATTTACTCCTGGAGCGTCGAAGACCCTGAAGACCTCGCTCCCGCCGGTTGCCCGCTCGTCGCCCGCGCCTACCTTGGCAATGCGATTGCCAGCGGCACCAGCACCGTGGACATCAAAGGCGGCGGCTCCTCGGCCAACGCAGCGGATACCGATGTGCAGTTCTTCGGCTACTTCTCCAACGCACCCATCGTGGGCTGCGAAGGAAACAAGCGTGCCGCAGATGCCTCGACCGAGCGTTTCGTCGCGATCCTCAACCACACCGGTGCCAATGCCGGAAAGGTGATGTTCGCCTCGTTCAAGGTCAACAACGGCAACAAGCTCACCATGTTCAAGCGCCTCGGCGCGGCAAACAGCGGCGACCAAGCCACCTCGGTCGGCAACATCACCTGGGGCACTGGCTCCTACGGTGGAGTCGCCTTGGCCGACAGCGCCCACGAAGGCGCACTCGTCGTGGAGGTCAACTCCTTCGGCGTGCCCTTCGGCTATGTCCTCGCCCTCGGCGAGATGGCAGGCGTGATGGGCCACGGCTCGATCGACGGCAAATCCGCCATCGCCAAGCGCACGGAAGAGCACCGCAACCACGACATGGACCACGCGATCGGCCTGGAGACCACCTTCGGCTCCCGCGCTTTCGAGCGCATCGATGGCCAGGTCGGCGGTTACGCCGTTGTGGAGGTCGCCCTCCCGCTCCCCGGCTTCCCGGTTGTTTGAGTCGGCTAGGGGTAACTGACTCGACAGAGAGCAGGCGGGGAAACCCGCCTGCTCAAGTCGGGCCAGTCGCCCCGCTCCCATTTTTACCCCTATGGAAAACACCACCACCACCAAGCGCATTAAGGATGTGACCATCATCCTTGAACTCACCGAGCAACCCACCAGCCCCGTCTTTCCGGTCCCCGGAGCAGACGGCAGCGAGATCGGTCTCATGACCTTCGACCCCGTGCGCGGGAGGCATTGTCTGCGAATGCCGCTCGAAGTCTTCCGCCGCCACAAAGAAAACCTCTTCACCGCCCGCCGCCGGTTTTTCCAGATCATTCCGGATTTTGAATACATCTACGATGAAGAGGAAGCCTCGCGGGTCTCCGCGCTGGAGGAACGAATCGTGGAACTCGAAACCCAACTCGCCAAAGCCAAAGTCCCGCGCAAAACCAAAGCCAAATGACCACCGCCGAAGCCCGCGACGACCTCCTTGCCATGATCGGGATCGAAGACCCCGCGCATGCCAGCGAGAGCGTCCTCAAACGAATCACCAGCGACATCAACCTCGTCCTGCAAAAAATCTGGACGATGGCCTCGCCGTGGTGGAGCGCGGGCAAAAGCGGCGGCGTGCTCAAAGGGCCGCAGCCATTGAGCGGGCTCACGCTCACGAATGGCAGTCCAAACATTTTAGGAGATTACGAAACGGGCAGACTCATCATCACGAATGCGACTTTCGGAACAAAGGTCAATGGCACATACTCACGCATTGCCAACATCAATGCCGAACCTGCATGGCAAAACGCCGAAGGCACCACGCTTTCTTTTAATGCATATCGCGCACCGGCACTCCCCAGCGATCCTGGTTCGCCTGCTTATTGGGCTATTGTAGAACCCGCGACAGGTTTTTCATCGCCAACGACCAGGTATTACACGGTTAATAATAGTGCCCAAAAACCTCCTTTGAGCGGATGGCTAACTTGGGGCGGAACGAGCGGGTTGTCATTCAATGCGGGTCCAACTGGGCACACCGCCCCAACCATTGTCAAAGAAATCGCTTCAGTTTTTTCATCGCAGTTCCTTGGACAAACATTGCGCCTCGGAAACGACCCATTCGACAACGAACTCGCCAGTTTTAACGAAACCACCCGTGTTGCCACACTGGTGCGCCCGTATGCGGGGGATACAACCACCGCAGGGACTGGAACACTATTCACCGACACAGTGATTCTTCCTGATGCAGTGATGAGCGTGATACCGCCCGTGCTTATTCACGGAGAGCACGAACTCAAGCCTCTGCGCAGCCAGCGCGATGTGATGCTTTTCTCCGACGCCTACAATTTTCACTCTTACGCCGATACCACCGTGGGGCCTGGTAGCACCGTCATCGCCGAAAACCGCGATGTCGATGTCCCAGTGGGTTTTTACATCGAAAATTACCGCCGCGCTAGTGGCAAGACCACGCTACGCATGCGCGTCTCGCCGCTTCCCGACAAGGAATATGCGCTACGCTACGATGTGCGCCTCGGCGCGCCCGAGATCACCGCACTGAATACCAGCACCGAGATTCCCGTTCCTCAAAACTACGCACACAGCGTTTTTCTGCCCATCCTCCGCTACCAGTTCAGCACTTGGAGGCATGTGAACCTCGGCAACCAAGGCAACGAGTATAAGACTCACTACGACGAAGCCTGGCAAATCCTCGCCAAGCTCAAGCCCCAGCCTGTGAGCATTGGGCGGGTTCGTATCGTTTACTGATACCTGCGCCATGGAATACAAGCGCCTCAACCGGTTCAAAGGCATCGATACCTCCGAGGAGTCCACCGACTCCAGCGAGCAGACTCTCCGCTACGCGGAAAATGTCGTCCTGCGCCCGCGCGGAGCCGTGAGCCGGATGCCGCCTTACAGAAAACTTTGGAACTTACAGAATGTTGGAACGCATGCCTCCGTTTTAGGAATCAACCCGCAAGTGGATAAGACTTGCATCTTGAGCGTGACCCAACCAAGCCCCGCTTACCCAGCCCCGCCAACCAGCACGGTTTTTGTTCCGGCTGTTTTTTTAATTGCCTACGATTTCAAGAACAATAAAGGGTTGGGAATCTTCAGCGCCGTAGATGTTTCCGCCGAAGATTCAAGGCCATTCACGGAGATGGTTCCAGACTATGTTGGCTACTATCCACCGCAATTTTTTACCGTCCTCAAAAAAGGCCTGGCCGAAAACAAGCGCTGGTTCTTCTACCGCTTTTACGACTCGATCGTGATGGGCAACGGCGTGGATGAAAATCTGATCTACCAGCACGCGAGGACGAGCCTGCGGTTGCGCACGATGGGAAGCAACGCGCAGCCAGGAATTCCGATTGTCACAAGCGGGCAGGCCACCACAACGCCCACGAAACAAGCCAGCGCGTCCATCGATTTCGCGGGAACCAAATACAACGCTCCGCCTCGTCCCCTCGCCGAAGCTGGCGTCACGGGCACGCCCGCCACAGCCTATATCAAGGTAAAATGGACGCCCGCCGACACGGCAACGGAATACGAGGCGGACCTTGCCACAACGCCGTCTTTTACAACCCCAACCACCATCACCACCACCGACTCATCAATTCAATTCGAGTCGTTGAATTTTTCTTCGCTCTATTACTTCCGCGTGCGCGCCAAATTTGGAACCAACATTTCGGGCAATTCTTCCACAAGCTCGATCCGCACAAACGCGGCCACGCAGACATCTGTTTACAACCAAGGATCGCCCAGCGCGACCCCGTATGATGGAGAGTCCGAAACAAAAACCACGCTCATCGTTACTGCCGGGACTTCTTTCATCGGGGAAGCTGGAAACAACCTTCAGATCGAATTTGTCGCATCAGGAAATACGCTAATCAGTTCAAGGACCGGAGAGGGCACGCCAACCAGCACACTTGTTTACACGGTTCGCGGCGTGGGCACTGCATCTCTGCAAGAGGTGCTGACCTACATTGCCGCCGATGAAATCGTGCAGGACATTTTGACAGTGAGAGCAAACCCGCAGGGCGCTGTCCTTACAGACCTGGCCGCCAGATCCCTCATCGGCGGAGTCGGGGACGGGCAGCGCACAGGCTATCCGCTCTCGGTCAACGGCCAAATCGCAACGAGCTTTTACGATCCCGGCGCGGGCGACCAAGGTTTCAGCAGCGGCTTGAGCGTCCCCGTGCTGGTGAAGACAAATTCCTTCACAAAAATTGTCACCCCCGGCAGCAATACAACCGGCGAACTGGCGCGCTTCACCAAATTTCGCATCTGGTATCGGCAGCCAACGCCAAACACCCAAATCCAACTCCCAGCCAACACATGGCTCCTCCTCGGAGAATGCGACAACTCCCCAAGCGCGACATTTGAGGCGAAATTGCCCGCGAAGCTCGACGATAAATCTGTTTATTTCGACGGCACCGACATTCAGCGCCTCCCTCCCTGCACGATGTTTGAACTCTGCGAGGACAAACTTTTTGCAAGCGGCAACCCGGCCAACCCGACGCGCCTTTGGTATTCTGTGCGCGCCAACAAAACCGAACTCGTTCCTGAAGGTTTCAACCTCGAAAAAAACTACATCGAGATGGGCGCGCGCAAGGAGGAAGGCTCGGGCACACAGATCACCCACTTGAAAGCCATGGACCAGCGCCTCCAGGTCCACACCTCCCGAGGCATCACTCTAGTTCACGGCTCCACCTTTGTCCGCACATTCGCTCGCTCCGATTTCGGCGCGCTGAACCCATCCGCCGCCACCGCATGGTCCCACCACATATCCCCCTACCTCGGAGCGGACGGCGTGCTCTACGAAATGAGCAACCAGCAGGCGCTCAAAAGCGGCATCGCCAGCGCGGCCTCATGGGACTACATCCGCTCCTTTGCCGACACCGCCGAGATGCAGAGGAACCCGTGGCGTGCCAATGTGGCGGGCGACCTCACCAACCAACTCGTCTGGGTGTGGCTCCCCTGCAAGATCGACGGCATCACGCGCCTCGCTGGCTTTTTATTCGACTACGAAACGAAAGGCTTCGCAGGGCCGATCACTTGGCCGGGACTCATATCCACGACAAAATTGAGCGCCGTGGACCCGCGCATCGTCGGCCAGACCGAAGCGGGCGATCTGATCTTTATCGACTCCAGCGAGATCAACAAGGATGAGTATCAACCCAACGAACTTCTCACCGGAAACTTCCTCGCTGTCTCGCCGAATGAATTGATCTTTCAAACGCAACTCATGGACTTCGGCGTGCCGCATGAGCAGAAAGCCTACCTCGAACTCATGTTCAATGTCGTTCGCGGCAGTTTTGCGGAAAACATCAAGATCACGCTCGAAACCGACGAGGGCCGATCAAAGGTTTTCAACTACGGCTTGCTACGCGGCGAACGCAACAAGTGCGCTTTTATGCTTTCGGGTTACTCCGTGAGGCTCACCTTCGAGGTCACGCTGAACGCAAACCGGCCTTTTGTTTTGCGCGACTTGGTGCTGGGCTACGACCGGCAGAAGATTCGCTGACAATCCGCTTGGCCGCATCGCGAGCGGCCTCACGCATTTTGATCGCCACCATCAAAATTTCCTCTTCGGAAAATCCGAGCTTGGAATTGAAATAAACTCTTCCCTCCGCGATCACATAGGATTTCGTCGCATCGGGCCGGTATTTCGGCCCGTCCTGCTGGCGCACCTCGCGCAAGCGCGCCTTGGATTTTTCATTCAGGCGCTGGCGGTTTTCCAAATACCATTGGCGCTTGCGCGCCCGATCGTATTCGTCGTTTTTCGCTCTCCATTCCCGATTGTATTCGCTTTGGGGTTTTGCGCTCATGGAGGCACTAAAAGCGCAAAGCAAAAATTTGGCAATAATGTTTCGGCAAAATAGGGTGAACACCCCGGCTAACCACCGCTATGCGCTGACATGGCTTTTTTGTCGCCTCTAGCCGCCCGTTGCCACTCATGTTGCCATATAAAAATTAAATATATGATAATTAACAAATTGCATTTATTTAATTGTAACCGAGGGTTCGAATCCCTCCCTCACCGCCACCCCTTTCCCCTCTAGGACTGGACACATAAAAACAATAAAAGCACATAAAAAACTAGGTGTGTGTTGCCAGTTCTGTTGCTATATTTCTCCACCATGGCAAGCCTAAGAAAAAAGCACGGGTCGAAGTTTTGGTTTGGTTGTTTTGTGATGCCCGATGGGCGGCGCGTGCAGCGATCCACGAAGTCGAAGGACAAAATGGAGGCGCTCCAGATCGCGCTGGCTTGGGAGAAGGCGACCCGTCAGCGGGCGACGGTGGAGCAGTCGAAAAAAGTCATCGCCAGCATTGTGAAGATTGTCCACGGCGAGGCGGTCTCCGATGAGACGGTGGTGAGCTTTTTTGATCGCTGGGCGACCCGCAAAAGAGCAGAGGTCGGCGAGGGCACGGCGGAGAGATACAAGGGCTGCCTGAAAGTCTTTGAGGAGTTTTTGGGCGCGCGGTCCACCATGCCGCTGGCCGAGGTGACAACGAATCTGGTGGCGCTCTGGCGCGATGAGATGGCCAAGCGATTGGCTCCGGGGACGGTGAATTTCCATCTCAAAATTGTTCGCTCGGCCTTTGCTGATGCAAAATTCGAGGGTCTGATCCAAGAGACGCCTGCTGCCGGAGTAAAGATGCTGCGGCGCTCGGTGACCGAAAAACGCGAGCGCAGCAAGCGGGCGTTCACCGCTGCGGAGATTAAAAAAATCTTCGCCGTGATTCCCAAGGATACCGAGTGGCACGGCATGACCTTGGCAGGCCTTTACACCGGCCAGCGGCTTAAAGACATCGCCCTTATGCGCTGGAGCGACATCAAGGCTGGATGGTGGAAAACCGAATCCAAAAAAACCGCGCGGCCCGTTGCCGTGCCGCTTGCCAAGCCGCTCGCAGACTGGCTCAACGAGCAGCGACCTCAAAGCAAAGCCAAAGAGGTTTTCCCGGTGGCGGCGGGTTTTATTGCGCGCACCGAGGGCAAATCCAGCACGCTCTCGAATCAATTTTATACGGTGCTAACGAAGGCGGGGCTGGTTGAAAAAAGAAGCCACACCTCGGTCGGCAAGGGCCGCTCGGCCTCGCGGGACGGCGGCAACCTTTCCTTCCATTGCCTGCGCCACACGACCAATTCGCTGCTGAAAAATGCGGGCGTGCAGGAGAGCGTGGCCATGGATTTTGTGGGACATGAATCGGAGGCCATGTCGCGTCTCTACACCCATGTGCCGGAGGCGTCGCTCCTGGCGGCGAAGCGGAAGCTGGAAAAGGCTTTTGGAAATTAAAGCCGCCTCGTTCTAAAAGTTTCAGGCGCATCAATGAAGGTGTAGCCAAAGGCGCAAGCACGCCCTAAAACGCGGCCATGGCAATTCCTTCGATGAATACTCGCTATTGGATCGCTGGCTCGCTCATCGCCGCGTGGCAATTGCTCGCCTCTCCACGCTTCCCGTGGACTCAAAATGCCGTGTGGTTTGGACTGGCGTGCTTTGTCGGGACGATCCTCTGCATCGGCTGGGCAAGCTCTCGCCTGCGCTTCGGATATGATGAAAAAAACAACAGCCGCACGGACAGGCTTGTGATGTTGGCGCTCATTGTTTACGCGCCCGTTTACTTCCTTGCACAGCATCCCATGCAAGTGATGGAGCCGCGCTATGTGGTGCTGGAGCTTGGAGAGTGGAAGCAGAGCCGAATTTACCGCATGGGCAGCGAGCCCGGCGATATCATCGAGACCCAGCGCAAGGACGACGGCTACCGGAAGCTTTACCATTTCACCTTCTGGCAGACGGCCAAGGCGGAGGGTTTCCAGCCTAGCGCGCGCGACATTCCTCATGGGAAAAACTTCCCGATTTGGCTGTGCGTGGTGATCGCTTTGTTTGAGCGCGCGGTTGGGAATTTCACACATTGGATTCTCATCACGGCGGGCCTTGGTTTTTTTTTTCTGTGCAAGAATTACTACACAAAGAAAGAAAAACAGTTTTCTTTTTGAAAATGAAAAAGACCGCAGAGCCAGTATTTATGAGGCTTGGCAGGAGAGATTGAAATCGTGACACGCGGGACACGATAAAACCGCATTCTTGCAGAGCGTCTATTTAAGCGGGTGAAAATATTTTTTGCCCCGCAGCACAAGCATTCATGGGCTTGTCAACATTTTTCTTTATGGGGTTTTCACCCCAATTGCTTTTTTTTTAGAAAATGCAGTTGACCGGTGCATTGCACCTTGTATCTTACCTCCATGCCTAACAGCCCCGACATTAATAAAACCCAACTGGTCGTCCGGTTGGAGCGGGCCTTGAAACATCAGATTGAAAAAGAGGCCACGAAACAAAAAATCACCCCAACCAACTTGGTGAATCGGATTCTCATGGAAGAACTCTCCCATGTAGAACTCACGGCGGAGGACTACAGGTCCATTGCCGATGAAATCGAAAAAACCGCAGCAAACAAAAAACAAAAAACACATGGAAAAAAACCCAACCGTCGTGGCTAGTTTCGCTGTAGATCGACGCTTGAAAAAGCAACTTGAAAAACTCGCAACCGCCGCTGGCAGCAACCCCAGCGCTTTGTTGCGATTTTTTTTGTCAAAGAGGTGCAATGCACCCGCTGATTTCCCAACGAAGAAATGAACACAAATCCCTCTACTTTGCCAATCCTTCAGCTTGGTCCTTATTTGCGCTTTCCTTCCCGTGGAGCCTGCCCATGGACAGGTCTTAAAAGAAGCGTGTTGGAGCGGCTTTCTGTGAAAAGCGCGCGTAACGATTACAACCCGCCAGTTCGAAGCATAAGCCTCAAGGGAAAAGGAATGAAAAGGGCGTGCCGGGTAATCGTCACAGAGTCCCTCCTTGCTTATTTCGCGGAGTGCGAGCGCCTTCAAAACGAAGTTACCCCGGGCGGCACGGCCCAATAAAAACAAGCGCCCGCCGCCGTGCTGCGGCGGGCATCCACCCCAACACCATTACCCCGTCCATGACCCACGAAGACATCCTGCGGTTGCTCGGCTACACGCTCGACACCGCTACCACATTTGGCCCCGCTTTTGCGCTCGGCTTGATCGCTTGGAGGATCGCCCGATGAGCGACGAATTCGACACCGATCTCTCCGGCGAGATGCAGGAAGCGCGCGAACTCGACTTTCAACACGACTGCGAGATGCGCGACATCGAGCAGGGCATTGAACCCTATTCGGAGGAGGTCGAAGAATGAGCGCCGAATTTGCCCTTGCATTGTTCTTCCTCGCCTTCGGCTCCATGTGGGCCTGCTGGAAGCTTGGTTTTGAAAAAGGCCAAGACGACATCCTCGAACAATTCTCCGACTACTGCGACCGGCGCAACGCCGAGCGGGAGTCAACTCAAGCCTGCCGAGACAATCGGCATAACTAAAACCCAAAACAAAAGCCCCGCCGTTGACGCGGCGGGGCCTCAGTAGAAACAAACGATGAACACAGAAATACAAACACAGAACGGGGCGGTTGTCAACAGCCAGCCCAAGAAAGGCCTCCGGGCACTCCTCGAAGGCGACGCCTTCAAACAGGCCATCACCTCCGCCCTGCCGAAACATTTGCCCGCCGAGCGGTTCATCCGCGTGGCGATCACGGCGATGACCCGCACGCCGAAGCTGGCCGACTGCGACCAAGCGACATTTTTCAATGCGCTCCTCACGCTGTCGCAATGCGGCATCGAGCCCGATGGCCGCCGCGCCTACCTCATCCCGTTTGAGAACCGCAAGCGCGGCGTGACTGAGTGCCAACTCATCATCTCCTACATGGGCTTGCTGGAACTGGCCATGCGCACGGGCGAAATTTCCAATGTCCACGCGGACAAGGTTTGCGAAAACGACTTGTTTGAATACGACCGAGGACAGATCGGGCGGCACGCCATTGATTTCAAGCGCCCCCGTGGCAAGGCGTATGCCTACTACGCGCTCTGCCGTTTCAAGGACGGCACCGAGAAGGCCGAGGTGATGACCGTGGACGAGGTGGACGCGATCCGCAGCCGTTCCCGCGCTGGGAACTCCGGCCCTTGGGTGACGGATTTTGACGAGATGGCAAAGAAGACGGTCTTCCGCCGCCTCTCCAAGTGGCTTCCCATTTCCAGCGAATACCGCGACGCGCTCGAAAAAGACGCCGACCAACTGCCCTCGCTGGCTGGAGCCACGCAGGAAAAGCCTGCGCAGGCCAAGCCGGTTTTTTCACGCCCCGCAGCCCCCGCGCTGGAACTGGAGATGGACGACATCCCGATGGACACGCCCGCAGCCAGCGCCGTCGCAGCGCCCGCCCGTGCCACCAAACCCGCAGCCGCAGCCGAAGAGGAGTTGCCGACCTTTGAACCCGATACGCCTCAGAAGACCCTCGCCCTCGCGCTCTCCGATGCTTCGGTGAACGAAGGCGAATTCATGCGTTCGCTCAAAAAACTCGTCCCCAGCGCGAAGAAAGCCGCAACGATCAGCGAACTCACCGACCAAGTGGCCAGCGAGGCGCTCAAGGACATCGACTTCATCATCTCCAACATCGAGGAGGCACAATAATGAACGACGAACTGCCACAGCCCACCGAATTCGTGCCAAACATGGAAGGCACCCTCTACAGCCTGCCGGAGGACATCTACCGGCAGGCTCCCGGAGTGAACATTTCCAGCCTCAAGGCCATGCGCCGCAGCCCCGCGCACTACTTGGCCAAAGTCATGGCCCCCCGCTCGGAGCCAACTCCCGCCTTGGTCTTCGGAACCCTCCTGCACCGCGCGTGCCTGGAGCCGCAGAATCTTGCGGGGAGTTTTGCGGTGAAACCCGAGGACATCGACTTCCGCACCAAAGCCGGAAAGGAATGGCGCGACGCGCAAACCGTCCCGATCATTGATGCCCAGCAGGCCGTGGCATTGGAACAAGCCAGCGCCAAGGTGCTGGCCCACCCCCACGCCAGCGCGATCCTCGCCCGCGCCGACAAGGAAGTGAGCGTCTTCAAAAAACGCAGCCTCACCAGCGACCTCCTCTTGAAAGGCCGCATGGACGCCGTGGCCGTGGACGAGCAGGGACTCACCACCATTGCGGACATCAAAACCTGCGAGGACGCATCCTCAGATGCCTTCGCCCGGTCCATTGCCACCTACGGCTACGCGGAACAAGCGGCGTTCTACATGGACCTGCTTAAGGACGACCGGAATGACAAAAAGGCCAGTTACTTTGTTTTTATCGCCGTGGAGAAATACGCGCCCTACGAGGTTGCGATCTACTGCCTCGACGAGGACAGCATCGAGCTCGGGCGCGAGCGCAACAACCGGCACCTCGACACGCTGGAGTTGTGCTTGAGGCTTAACGAATTCGTGGGCTACTCGCCCGAAATCGAAACCATCAGCCTCCCCCGCTGGGCGAAGGCTTGAGAAAGGACGCCATCACCATGGAAGACCCAACGCCCTACCGCTACACCCCGCGCCCGTCGAAAGCCGTGAAAAAACCACGCCAAAAAACAACCCCCGACGCTGAGGAGATGACTATGCGCGACATTTTCGCCGCATTTGCCTTGGCCGGTATTAACGCCAATCAAAAAGCTTGGGATAATCTTAGCAACGAAGACTTAGTAGATATCTCCTACACTCAGGCAGATCACATGTTGAGATTCAGAAAGGATGCCCAATGATCGCCCAACTCGACCTCTTCCAAGGCACCGCCGCCCGCAACCGGGCGGTGGCGAAGGTGGCCAAAACCACCCCTCCCGAGTGGAGCACCGCCCTGCGCCATGTGGTGGAAACTCTCGCCCGTCGCGGCGGCGAGTTTTCCACAGACGATGTGTGGACGCGCCTGGACGGCCAGCCGCCCGAGCCCCGCGCCCTCGGAGCCACAATGATGAGCATGGCCCGCCTCGGCCTCATCCGCCGCACGGGAAAATATGTGCCCAGCGCCCGCCCCGAGTGCCACGCACGGCCCGTCGCCGTTTGGGAAGGAGTCCAATGACCAGCCCCCTCATCGACAAGCCCAACGAACTGGTGCGCGGCCACGGCGAGACGATCTACATCGGCAGCATCACGGCCCCAGCAGGCACGCACTTGGCGATCACCCGCTGGCGCGACGCCCGCCACGAACTCCCCGAGGAAAGCAAAAGCGTCCTCATGGCGCTCCTCTGTGGCGAGGAGTGGACAGGCTACCTCTCCGACGACGGACTCTGGAAATTCATCTCCGGCGACAATGTGGGCGAACCCGTCACCCACTGGATGGAATACCCCGCCCCACCCGCAACCAAGGAGACCCAGCCATGACCCTCGAATTCGCCATCGGCCTCGGCCTCCTCACCCTCACCAGCGTGTTCGTCTCCTACAGCCTCGGGCGGTGGGAAGAGCGCACACGCTGGCAAAACATGAAGCGCCGCGACCGCGAACGCCTGATGCGAAAGGACGAATGGGAATGAAATCCCCCGCCCTCATCGCCGGAATCATCCTGACGCTCCTCTACCTCGGAGCCTGCGGCCTCTACTGGCACGAAGCCGCCCAACCCAACCTCAACCTCTGCCCGCTTTGCGGGGGAGAAACCCGCCCATGAAAAATTCCAAACCCAAATCCAAATCCGAAGCACTCCAGGACCAACTCATCGAGACGCTGGAGGCATACAGAATTGCCTTGGAGGGCACCTTGAATAAAGACGAGCAAATCCGCGCCCTTGAAGCCGAACTCGACGCCGCCCGCCAAATCTTCGCCGCGTTATCAGCATCGCGTAACATCAATATGCACGCATACGAGGAAATGGCCGTGTGGCTTCAAAAGCGCAAGGAGGAACAACCGTGAAATGCGATGTCCTGCCAGAAAACATCCTCCGGTGCATGAGCGCCGAGGACCGCGCGACCCACGCCAAGGCGGTCGGCCACCCGAACGCCGGGAAGACCAGCGCCGAACTCCGCGAGGCGGCGATCAAGAAAGACGAGCGAACGGCCCAGAAGGAAATCGCCAACTACCTCCGCCTGCGCGGCCTGCAATTCATCAACCCGCCGATGAACAAAAAAAGCACGCTTCCCGAGGGCTGGCCGGACTTCACCCTGGCCTTTCGCGGGCATCCCGTGGCTTTTGAAGTGAAGGTCTGGGGCCAGAAACCCCGCCCAGAGCAAGTCGAACGCCACAAAAAGATGCGCGATGACGGCTGGGTGGTGCATGTGGTCAATGGCGTCGCCGATGTGGTCGCGATCCTGCAAAACTTGGAGGCCGGACGATGATTACTCCAAGCTGTTTGCTTCAGCGCGCAGTTCGGCTTTCTGTGCCAGAAGTTCAGTATGCTATGGCAATTGCTACGCAGCGAGATGCTTGCAAGGGTGAAATGCGGGATAGCAGACTAAAAAAAAGCATTTCAGGATTTGGCGTTCATTTTGTGGGCGTCGTGGGCGAACTTTGTTTTCGCAAAGTTTACGGTGGGAAAATAAACACGGCCATCCTTCCGAATGGGGATGGTCATTCCCGCGATGTCATTCTTGCAGATGGGCGCGAAGTGGAAGTGAAAACGAGCCTTTACCAGGGTAGTGGCGTCGAATTGAAGTTTGAGCAGAACGAAATAGGAAAAGTCCAATACTGCTCCCTTGTCCAAGTGTCATTGCCCGATACTGGAACCGTGTTCCCCATATGGTCTTGGCAGGAAATTGAACCCAACCTTGTCACCAAAGACTATGGCTACGGTCCACGCTATGTATTTCAACCGCAATTAAACCAATGATCCCCACGCACAACATTTGGAGCGCCCTGCGCACGCTTGGCGAGAATATCACGATCCCCCACCCCGACGACACGATGGGCGAGATGGTGATGCAGACCAAAGCCCTCTGCCTCGACGCCGCCCACCGGCTGCAATGCCTCTCCAAAGCCGTTGCCAATCTTTCCGAGGGACGGCGCTTCTGGAAGCTCAAGGCGAAAATGACCGCCGCCGAGCGCGACATTGCCAAGATGCTCGCCCTCGCCGCCATCGACAAGGCTGCCCTGCTCCAAGCCGACCTCGCCACAGCGACCGCCGAATGCGTGCGGCTGAAAGGCCAGCTTGCCAAACAAAAAAACCAACAACTCCTTTTGAAACAATAACCATGCGCTGGCTCAACATCGAAATTGCAACTCTCCGCAGTCCCGCCTTTGTCGGCGCGGACCCCGTGGAGCGCGCCACTTGGCTCTGCCTCCTCGCCTACTGCGCCGATCAGGAGAATGGTGGCGTCATAAAAGGATGCCGCGATTGGAAGGACCGGCAATGGCAACAAACCTGCGGTGTAACACAGCTTGAAGCACAGCTTGAAGCAGACCTCTGGAAATGGAGTGGTGATGATTTGCGTGTTTCCTTCTATCCGACCTGCAAAGAGGCCGAAATTCGGGCCAAGCGCAAGGCCGGGGCCACAGGCGGCAGAGCCTCTGGGGAAGCCCGTCGCGAAGCTGTGCTTGAAGCAGAGCTTCCACCAGAGCTTCCAGCACAGGTTGAAGGAGACCTCGAACGGAAAGGAAAGGAAAGGAATAATAAAGAAGAAAAGGAGATCGAATTTCCAACCAATCTCCAGACGATTCCGTTTCGCAAAGCTTGGGCCGACTACATCGCCTATCGAAAAGAAATGCGTATAAAAGCTCTACTCCCCGCCAGCATCCAAAGCCAACTCAAAAGACTCTCCGCATGGGGCCATGACGCCGCCATCGCCTCCATCGAGCTAACCATCGCCAACGGCTGGCAGGGAATTCAAGATCCGAAGCCCTCTTTTGCCGGAACATTCAACAAACCCTTCGTCAAACCTAAAGCCATCTCTTGTCTATGAAACCCCAAAAACTCAAAACCGTCCCCATCGCCCACACCGCCGAAGCCGCAGCCCTCGCCCTGCTCGCCGCCGATCCGGAACTCCTCGCATCCCTCCCGTGGGATGCCTCGCTTTTCGCGCTGGACGGCCACAGAGCGATCTTTTCCGCCATGGAAAGGGTCCACCAGCGGAGCGGCACTTGCAACGCGATAGCGGCCATTTCTGAGCTTGAGACCACCGGCAAGCTCGATTTCGTCGGCGGAAGGGATGGCGTGCTGGACATTTTCAGCACCATTTCCCTCGGCCCCGGCCCTGCGGGCATGGAGATCGCCGCCGACTACCGCGCCCAACTCGCCAAGGCGAAAGGCTACCGCGACGCCATCAAGGCGTGGGAGGACGCGGAGGACGATGTGCGTCGCATGAACACGGACCTGTCCGGTCTTGCCGAGACATTCAGCAAAGCTGGAACCGATCCCCTCACGCCGGTCAAGACCGTGAAGCAGCACCTCCAAGAACTCATCGACGACCTGGAGGCCAAAACCCCGCTCGAAACCTTCTCCACGGGACTCCCTGCCCTCGATCGGAATTTCCACGGCGGCGTGATGCGTGGCGAAATGCTTGTCGTGGGAGCCGATACCGGCGGAGGCAAGAGCATCCTGCTCTACCAAGCCAGCTTGAAAGCCCTCGAAGACGGCAAAAAAGTGGCGATCTTTTCCCTTGAAATGCCAGCCAAGGCGATCCTCCGACGCATGGCCTGCAACATGATCGGCAAGCGGGTGGAAAATGCCCGAGACATGCTGAACGCTCCCGACCAACGGTATGTCGCCAGCGCCCGGGAACTTACCAACGCCATCTCCCGCCTCATGACCATGCCGCTCACGATCCACGACACACTTTCCGAGGTGGGAGAGATCGACGCCGAGGCCCGACGCCTTGCCACCATGGGCAAAGCCGACCTCATTGTGGTCGATTACCTACAAATCGTCACGATGCCGAAAGCCGACAACCGCGAGCAGGCCATCAGCGAACTCGCCCGCCGCTTGAAGCTCACCGCGCTCAAAACCAACTGCGCCATCCTCACGGCCAGCCAACTCAACGAGGAGGGCCGCCTGCGCGAGTCCCGCGCCATCGGCCACCACGCCGACGCCGTGATGAACATCAAGCACACCGAAGGCTCCAGCCTTATCTCCATTGACAAAAACCGCCGAGGCCAGCGCGGAGTCACCGTCCCCGTCACCATGCGCGGCGACATTTCCCGCTTCGAGGAGGTTCGCGAACCATGACCGCCCAGGACTGCTACGACCTCGCCCTCAAAAAACTCGAAGCCGCCGAGCGGTTTTGGGCGTCCAAAAACCCCAAAGACCGCGAAAAAGGCGAGCAATGCTACCAAGAAGCCCTTTCCCTCCGCGAACAATTCCTGCAACTCACCAACCCAGACATAAACCAACCAACAAACCAATAAAACCAATGAGCAAACTCATCTCCATCAGCATTGATGTCACAAAAATCGACAAAGCCCGCCTCTACAAAGGCGAAAAGGGAACCTATCTGAACGCCGATCTCTGGCTCAACGACGAGCCGGACAAATTCGGCAACGACGGCAGCATTTCCATGGCCCAAACCAAGGAAGAGCGCGAAGCCAAGATTGCAAAAATCTACATCGGCAAGGGCAAAAAAGTCCTTGGTTGGGAGGGCGAAGCGCCCAAGCCCAAAGCCAAACCCGCCGCCCCGCGCTACGCTGGACGCCAGCAGGATGACTCGGGCGAAGATATTCCCTTTTGACTTCTGCCGAGACATTTGACACACCATGACACCAGAAAAACAACGCCTCCTCGCCGACGCCCTCACCGAATTCCTCGACCCGTTCCCCGCAGACGACCCCGCCGTCACGCCCGACTACCTGGTCGGCAAATGCGAAGCCCTCGGCCTCGGTTGGTCCCTCGACCACACCGGCGGAATGATCGAGGCCCGTATTTGGGACTGGCCGTGGGTCAAAGGCCGCCACCGCCCGCAAAACCTCGAACCCCTCGCCCAAATGCTCTGGAGCGCGCTTGCCAACGCCAAAACCCACCTCGACGCCGGAACCAACGCATGACCACCGACTCTAACCCCGCAGCCGTCGCTCAAATCTCCGAGCAACTCGCCGCCCTCCGCGCCGAAAACCGCGCGCTGCGAGCCGCCCTAGAGCACCACCAAGCCGACGCGCGCATTCTGCGACTCTGGCACCGCGACGACGCCCGTCAACTCACCCAACTCGAAGACCTCGCCGACCAACTCGCGGCCCTCCTGCACACCCACGGTCACACCACTGAAAACACTCCGATCCTCGCCCTCCTCCGAACCACCAAAAAAACAACTCACCAACCATGCTAACCAACCCACTCAAAACGCTCCGATACACGCCGAAATCCGAACTCACCAAAGCCCACGAACCCTTCGCCGGACCCTACCGACCGAGCGAAGCCGCTTGGCTTTTCTCACTGATCGAGGACGCGCGAAAACAACGCCACGGAGTCTATTTCACACGCTCCGGGCAAGACTCGCGAATGACCACCACCGTCTATCTCAAACGCTCCGAATTCGCGCTCGGCGACGAGCAAAAACTCCGCCACATTTTCGAGACAATTGACAAACAAACCGCCGCAAATCTCGGCCTCGAAATCCTGCTCGCAGCCCCGGCGGAATCCTTCTCGCAATGCGTGCGCTGGATCGCCGACATCGCCCACCTCGGGCACATGCCCCACTTTATCCGAAACGCTGGAGA